AATGGATACCGTGTAATGATGTCTCAAACAATGCCTGCTATTTGGGTTAAAGATCCAACTAAAGTATTGAAAATTGTTATGAGAAACCCAATCACTGGTGGATCATTCTAAAAAATACCTATGATAGGTAGAGGGCTAGTTTCCTCTACCTATTTTTTTGCTTAATTTTACAAAAACCAAAACCAACAAAACAATGGAAAATTTCACAATGGTAGAAACCGGAAAAGGTTCTATTAAAAAAACAGCTATTGCTGTAAGACCGTACTTTGACAGTTCTGCTTCTAACATGGGTTTAGAAGATTACGGAATGAGTTTATTTGATGGAGTAACACACAATGAGCAATTAGCTTGTTTAGACAACAATGGTGTTGTAAGATATGTTACTGGATTAAATGAGTTTGCTCCGGAAATCAAACTACTTCCTACAGAAGAAAAAGAAGCTAGAGTAAGAGAGATAAGATTAGCAGTTGCAGAATTAGAGCAAGAGTTAGCTGCAAATGTTATTGAGATTGATGATAAAGAATTCTGGAATAAAGTTGTGTTGTTAAAACCAAACAACTCAGAATTTTGGAATAAAATTTCTGTATCATGTGGGAATGAACCATTATTCTTGGATCCTAAAGACCCATATGATAGAATTAAACTTTATGCTATTGAAGCTGGTGGATTCTCATTGATTTCAAAAAGTTTAGAAGATGCAAGAGCTAAAGCTGTTGCTCCTAAGTTTTACTTAGATAAAGAAGAAGAAACTGTAATGGTTAGAACTGAGTACAAAAAATTACGTAACAAGGCTCTATCTGAATTACAAAAATTATTTGACAAAAACAGTACTAAGTTATTCTACATTGCAAAAGTTGTAGATATCAATAGTACACAATATAGAAAGTCTACACCAAATGATGTTATCTATGAAAACATGGATAATTACATTGCTGGTTTAGCTGGTGAGACAAACAAAGAAAGAGCTGCTAAAACCTTTATGGAGACAGCAAATATGGATATGGAAACACTAAAAATTAAATCAATTGTTAGAGATTCCGTATTTTTTAAGTATATTGTTAGTAAGGCAGATGGTTATATCTATCACACAAAAACTAACGCTTTGTTAGGAAGGAATGTGTCAGATGTAGTTGAGCACTTGAAGAATCCTTTAAATGAGGATATTTTAAAAGACTTGAATGCTGCTTGTGAAAAGTATTGGAACTCTTAATTTAAAAAAATAAAATGGCAAATTACACAACTGGGAAAATGAATAACCCAAATGCAAAAGTTACAGCTTCTAAAGTTGCTGGATCTAAAGGTGTTAAATCAGGAATTAATCCTAAAGCATCTGCACAAAAAGTAGCTAAAGGTAAAGTAGGTGGAATTAGTAAAGCACCAAAAACTGCATCTCCTTCTAAGTAAGGAGGTGTTTAATTTTATTTTTTACAGTATGACAAAGAAAAAAGTAAACGTAGCTGTTGTTGAGAAAGTAAAAACTCCAAGAGCTCCAAGAAAAAAAGTTGTAAAAGAAATTGTAAAACAAGTTGAAGCAACTCTTGAAGAAGTATTACCAGTAGTTGAAAATGCTACATATGAAGCAACTAAAATTATTTCTGAACATAAAGAATTAATTAAAGAAAAAATTGAGGATGAAGTTAAAGAAATAGTAGTTGAGTCAGTATCATTGTCTACTAAAATTAAATTATTTTTTAAAAAATTATTTAAAAAGAAATAGTCATGGCAAAAGTAACTAAAACAATAGCAGCTCCTGTAAGAAAAGAAATGGATAAGTGGGAAATTGAATCTGCTTTGTCTACTTTAAGAAGAGCTGATGAAATTAGAAAAAACCCTTCAATGATGACTAAAGTTAAGTCATTAGCACAAGAGCAAATTAAAGCTCTTGGTGGTGTTGTTGGAGGAACTGCTAAACCAGTTAGAACTTTGAAAAGAAAATAATGGCAAAGCAAATGCTAAAAAGAAAAGACGGTAGTGTTTCCCAGAGAGGTCTCTGGGATAACATCCGTGATGCTAAAGGTTCTGGAAAGAAACCTACAGCAGCAATGTTGAAACAAGAGAAAAAGATTAAAGCAACAACAAAAAAGAAATAACATGGCAAAGACACCAGCTTGGACAAGATCAGAAGGTAAGAATAAGACAGGTGGCCTTAATGCTAAAGGAGTTGCTTCTTATAGAAAAGAAAATCCAGGAAGCAAACTTAAAATGGCTGTGACTACTAAGCCATCAAAGCTTGATCCAGATAGTAAAGATGCTAAGAGAAGGAAAAGCTTTTGCGCTAGAATGTCAGGGGTTGATGGACCAATGAAAGATGAAAAAGGAAAACCTACAAGAAAAGCATTAGCTTTAAGAAAATGGAATTGTTAAAACTTATATAATATGAAAAAGTGTGCTAAATGTGGAGGATCTATGTATAAAACTGGAGGTTCTACAATGAAAACAACTGTTGGTTCTGCTACACCAAAAGGACAGATATATGGTATTCCTCAAACAGGACCAACAGGACCTAACAAACAAGGAATTGACACAATGAAGAAAGGTGGTTCTAAACTAACTGCTGTTAAACATTCTTGCCCTCCAGGTACAGTTAGATCTGCTACAGGTGGATGTGTATCTGAAAGACCGAGCTTTAAAAAAGGTGGTTCAGCATTTGGTATGTTATCTGTTAAAGCTGGTGTAGATAAAAATCCTAAAGCTACTGCTGCTGATAGAATTGCTGGTGCAAAAATGAGCAAGAAAAAGATGGGTGGTGCTACTAAAAAGAAGTGCTAGTAATGGCTGAAAAGAAAGATAAGAATTGGATACAAAAAGCAGTTAACCCTAAACATAAGGGTTTTTGCACTCCAGTTACTAAAAAAACATGTACTCCTAAAAGGAAAGCCTTAGCTATGACTTTTAAGAAAATAGCAAAAGGTAAATGAAAAAAGCTAGAACAAAAAATAAAACAGATATTTGTTTAGGTTGTCAAAAAGAATTTTTACATTATTCTTGGGATACACAAAAATACTGTTCAAAAATTTGTTCAAACAATAAAGATAAAGTAGAAGTATTGTGTGTAGTATGTAATACTTCTACTTTTAAAAGTAAATCATTAGTAGAAAGAAATGATAATAATTACTGTAGCAGAGATTGTTATAATTTTAGAAATGGTTTACATAAAAAATTAAAAAGAAATACAGCTTATTACAAACATTTACTTCAAACAACAAGTTGTAAATGTGGAGAAAAAACTTTTTATTTGTTACAAATTCATCACATAGATGGTAATAACAGTAATAATGAAAAAACAAATTTAGAAGTAGTTTGTGCAAATTGTCATATAAAAAGACATTTAAAACAAAACAAATCTGGTGAATGGATTTATCATCCAAAAAGTTTAACAGATAGAAACCTTTTAGATTTAATTTAAAGCAATGGCTAAAAAGAAATAATTATGGCAAAAAAAAAAGAACTTCCAAAAGCAATGATGGGTAAAGTTATTAAACCTGTTGTAAGAGCAATGATTACTGGTGCTAAAGCTGCTAAAAAAGGTTATCAGGAAACTGTAGCTGCATCAAAAGTAGCTAAAGCTGAAAAAGCTGCTAAAGCTACTAAAAAAACTAAATCAAATTGGTTTGATTCAAATACAAACAAAAATACTACATCAAATAAATCTCAAGTAAAAGATACAACAGGTTTTCCATATGGTAAACTTGCTAAAGGTGTTGCTGTAGGTACTGCAATTATTGGTGCTACGGCATTAGCAAACAGAAAAAAAAGAACAGCCAAAGACTAATTAATTATGTTAAACAGTACTATTGAAATAAAAGTAAAACAAAGGCTGAACAAATTAGATAGCCAAGACTATGACAACATTCAATGTTGGCAAATAGTTGAGGCATTTAATAAAGCTCAAGTTGAATGGGTAAGAAGACAGCTTCATGGATTGAACCTTGTTAAAGAAGGTGATGAACAATCTAATAGAAGAAAGGATGACTTACAAGTTTTGCTTACTACAGTTCAATTGACTCCTGCTAACAAACAAATTTTTTATTCTGCTGCACTACCTACTGATTATTTAGCATGGAAGCGTGTAGATTTTACTGGAGAAAAAGGCTGTTGTGATAACCGGAGAATGATGATTTATCTTACAGAAGAATCAAATGTATCTGAACTCCTGAGAGATAAAGCAAAACAACCAAGCTTTGAGTGGGGAGAAACATTTGCTACTCTAAGTAATAACAATGTTAATGTTTACACTAATGGTGATTTTACTATAGGAGCATTATCATTGATATATTATAGACAACCAAGAAGAGTAGAATTTTTAGACTGCTCAGATCCATATACAAATGCTATCACAGCTGTTGATGTAACATGTGAGTTTAAAGATGATATAATTGAATTAATAATTGATGATGCTGTAGCAATTATTGCTGGAGATATTGAATCTACAAATCAATACAGTAGAGGTTCTCAGTCATCAGAAAAAAATAACTAATCATGCAAAGAATGTTAAAAAGACCAGAAGCTACAAAAGGAAGTAGCAATTATGCTACAGCTCCTGCTAATGGTAATGTAGAATCACTTACTGCAGCTTGTGTAAGTGAATTAATGAATGCTGCAACTAGTTTCCATAAGTTACATTTAAAAGTAACTGGTACTGGATCCTATGCTGCACACAAAGCTCTTAATGATTTGTATGATGCATTACCTGGACATGCGGATGATTTAGCAGAAGGATTCCAAGGTGCTCATGAAAAGTTGTTATCTTATGGAGATGCTCCTGCAAGAAAGTTGGATACAGTAGCTGATGCTATAGATTATTTAAAAGATATGTGTGATATGGTATGTAAGTTGCAAGACAAAATGCCTTACTCAGAAATAGTAAATGATCTTGACACAATCAAATCTACTATGAATTCAGCAAAATATAAATTACTTTTCTTGAAATAATTTTGATATTATAAAATCTTTTACTATATTATTATAGTATTTATTTATTAACTAAAACAAATAAACAATGAGTTATTTTAATCATGCGTTTCAAAAATCCTTTGTAGGTGTGAATGCTGCAAACCCTGGTTCGCAAGGGTACACACAATTAAATCAAGGTGTGTTAGGTACAACAGGAAACATTTTAGCTGCTGGTCAGTATGCTTTTGTTAATCCTAAAGATTGGAAAGTTCAACCAACTACTTTTAGTGGTTCAGGATGTTGCCCATTAATTTTGGCTTCAGGATCATTATTTGAAAAAGATAAAATTGGTCCTTTCCATGGTGGTTATTTAGAGTCTAACAAGTCTAAAGAAATTAACCCTAAGTATGTAAGCAAATTTTATTTTGCTCCAGCTTGTCCAGCTTCTCAAAATGTTATCCATGTTGGATTTACTCCATATACTGATGATCAAGTTTTAACATTGACTATTAGTAATGCTGGTGCAAACATTGTTGATGGTGTTTATAATGATGTTCTTTTTTCTGGTGGTTCAGGTTCTGGATTTACTGCTAAAGTAACTATTGTTGGTGGTGTTGCAACATCCGTAGAAATTGTTAATGGTGGTACAGGATATGCAGGTGGTGATAGTATTACATCTATAACTGGTCAATTCATAAATAATGGTGCAGGAGCAATCACAGAAGTTACATTACAAGTTTCTACAGCTGGTGCTAAAGCAGACTGTAAAAAAGATTTCTTATGTGGTGAAACTTATAACTTACGTTTGGATGTTAAAGGTTCTCCTGCATTAAGATTCTTAAATCACAATGCTTACTTAACAGTTTCTGCTTACACAGGATGTTGTCCAGCAGGAACTATTGTTCCAACTGCTGTAGATGGTACTTTAGTATATATTGAGTGGGCTAAACAAATTGTTGATTCTCCATTGATTTCTCCATTTATTTACCCAGTAGTTTCTGATGAGAATAACCAATTATGGTACAAACCAGGAACTGATACATCTGTATTAACTCCTCCAACTGGTTATACAATCGGTGGTACTTGGGATAAATATGTTTCTCCAGGACATACAGTTGGTGCATTTGCTGGTATCACATTATTTGGTGCTTATGTAGATACTAAATTTGGTGATTGTACTTTCCAAGTTTCTGACTTCTATGAAAAAGAGCCAGTAAGATTATATGCATCTGAAGTTGATTTAAATGGTGATCCATGTGCATTCAACGGATTGTGTGTAGTTACTGAGTGTCAAGGAAGACAAGCAAATGGTTTAGGTGAAACAGTTCTTAGAGATGTAATTCTTTCAGAAAGATACAGACAAAACTTCTTTCATTCTGATTTCCGTATCCGTGAGATTACTCAAGGAAACCAAATGTTGAATGTTATTGATAGATCTGCATCTTACAATAGATTCTATATCCAACATCATGTTCCACGTTTCAATAATGCATCTAGTACTTTTGATAATGATCAATACTTATTAGAAATTATTGTTGATAGTACTGTTACTCCTGCTGCAGGTCAAGGTCAATTATTGACTAACTTTGTAACTAGCTGGTTAAATGCATGTGGTAACAACTGTGGTGGTTTAGAAGAGTTTGACTGTGGTACTAACTGTATACCAGTTATACAAATTCCATCTTAATTTTATAATAAAATTAATAACTTTAAAGGAGAGTGAGAGTTTCAAACTCTTCTCTCCTTTTTTATTTTTATAACATATGGCAAATCATGTATTAAGTTTAGAAGTTCCAACTGTTATGAATACTTGTGTGATGAAAATCTTTGATACAAGTGTATATCAAACAAGTAATCCAAGTATTCCAATACTATGTCCTAAATTGCAAATTGCGGCACCAGGATTTGCTCATGCAGTAGAAATTGATTCTACAAAAACACAAGACTTTGTAGAACTAGGTCATACCACTATTACAGGTTGTGATTTAGGTTTACAAAAAGAAAATTGTGGAACAAAATATTATGATATACCAGATGGTGTATATAATATTACTTATAGTGTTTCACCTAATGATCAAGTATTTGTACAGTACAATCATTTAAGAATTTCAAAAGCATTAAACAAATATGAAAAAATTCTATGTGGTATAGAACTTGCTGCTTGTGATCCTCCTGCTAAGATTAAAGAAAAGTTAGAAAGACTTAGATTAATTAAAATGTATCTTGAAGCTGCAAAGGCTAAAGTAGAATTTTGTCATGAATCTCAAAAAGGTATGACATTATATAACTATGCTTTAAAACTTTTGAATAAATTTGAATGTAAAAATTGTTAACTTAATTTAAAAACTAACTATTATGACATGTTCAAATTGTGGTGCAAGATTATCTTGCGGATGCCAAAGAAAAACTGCTAGAGATGGTAAAGCTTGTTGTTCAAGCTGTATTGCCTTTTATGAAAAAGATTTAGCTTCTAAACCTGCAACAACTACAACTACAAAAACAACTGTTACATCAGGTGCACCAACTTTAACTGTACAAAAAAATGTATGGGGTGCAAACAGATATGTGAACACAATTAAAAAATAAAACTCATGGTAGCACAACCTAAATGTTACATATTATATCCGGTAAGAGATAATGATGCTCAATTACAAGAACTTTTATATTGGAGTACATTAGATACTGTTGATACTAATAAATTTTACAATATAGATGTTGTAGTAAATGGTACATTTGGTTCAGGTACTTATTATGTAGTATTGAATCCTGATCCTACTACTTGTCCAGATCCAATAGATGAAGGAACTATTATTGGAGAACCAACAGCAGTTACATCATATTGTTATTATGTGACATCAGGGGCTATCACTTATGTTGATACAAATGATGAATTAGTTTCAGCAGCAGGTCCAGCAAATATCTGTACTAAGATTATACCACAAGTTTCTACAAGTGGTGGTACAACACCAGCTATAGTTTTTAATGGAGAATGTATTGAAGGACAACCTTGTATTAGTCAACCAAGTTGTTATTTATTAACAAGTTGTACTGATCCATTAAATGTTATTCAGTCTAAGTCTTCTGCATTAGAAACATTATGGGCTCAAAATAAAATTGTAAGTCTTGTTGGTCAAGAAGGTTGTTGGTCTATAGATAAAGCTGAATCAATAGAAGATTGTGATTGTGCTATTTCTGTTATTGTAGATAAGACATATAATGAGTGTATTGATTGTGTTCCTGTAATTGCTTATAGAGCTACTAACTGTGAGACCGGTGACGTAAAATTTTCTGAGCAAGACTTATCCCAGTATGTTGGAAAAACAATTACAGATTCAGAATGTGGCGGATGTTGGAGTATTGAACAAATAAACATCAAACCTCCTACATCAGAAACTATAAATGTTGTAGATACTTTTAGTACTTGTGAGATATGTTTAAGAGATTATTGGATTCTTACAGACTGTGAAGGTTCTGTTGCTCCAATCATCACATATACTAACATGACAGACTATGTTGGTAAAATAATCAATCTTGTAAATAATTCAGTATGTTGGCAAGTTGAACCACATCAATTAATTACAGGACAAGAAAGTGTAGAAGTTAAAATAAATGCTGAATTTGAAACATGCATTGCTTGTAAACCAAAAGCAGAAGTTCAATGTATTAGAGTAACAAATGATTCTGAAGTAGCAAAAACATACCAGTATTATATTTATGATAATACAGGAGAAATTATTGAACCTGAGTTTACACTTGAACCAAATGAAACAAGTGATAAATTTTGTAGTGCAGGATGGGTTAGTCCAATTAATCCTGCAACAGATATTGTTATACAATACGGACCATGTATTAACATTTATGAACAACCTGTTAGTTCTGGCCCAACTTTGTTTAATGATAATCCTTGGGTTTGTCCAGTACAAAGAATAGGTAGATTAGTAGAACCAGGTTATACTGTTCCTGCATGTACTCCAGATAAATATGAATCTATTTCTTGTAAGGCTGCTGAAATATTATACCATAGAGTTCTTAGTGAAAGATATGGTATTTCTAATTGCTGTCCGGAAGAAGATGAGATATATTTAATAAGAAAAGAGCTAATTGATTTAGCAGCATTAAGAGATAAGTCTATTGAATGTACTATTTCAACTGACTGTTGTAGTAACCCATATTGTAATTAACAATATTATTTTGTATATTATATTAACCAGTATTAATTATGAAACCATTAAATTTAGATAATTCTCCATGTTCTCCAGTATCAAGTAACTGTGTTATCTGGCAAGGACCAAACATAGATTGTATTGATTTATGTACAGGAGATAGTATATCCACAGTAGTATATAAGTTAGCTACTGAATTATGTACAATAATGAATCAGTTAGATCTAAGCAATTTAGATCTTACATGTTTAAAGGTTGGAACTAATCCTCCAGATACATTTAGTGAATTAATACAGTTATTAATTAACAAGATATGTAATGCTGGAACTGGTTCAACTGGACCTGCAGCAATAACTGACCCGTGTCCTACTAACTGTATTGTTCCTATAGCAGATTGTTTTAAATCAGGAACACAAACTACAATGCTATTGTTGGACTATGTTCAGATGATTGGGGAGAAGGTTTGTAGTTTAGTTGATCAGATTGATACTATAAACAACAACATTACTAATATAGATAAGAGAGTAACTATATTAGAAAATAAACCAGATCCAGAACCATATGTATTACCATCTATTTTAGTAGATTGTACATTAGATGATGCTAATGTTATAGCAAGTAATTCATACAAGTTAGATGTTGTACTTCAAGCTTTAGTAAATGATGATAATCATGGTTACTGTGCATTGTTGTCTTCTTTAGGGCAACCAGGTAATGTTACTTCAGCATATCAATTTCAAAGCACAACTGTTGGTAATTATATTGGTACTACAGGAGCTTCACCATCACTTGCAAATTGTGGTACTCCATTACAAACAGAATATACTTCTTGGACGGCAACCCCTTTAAATTTAAGTGATAGTTTTAAAAACTTATGGATTGCAGTTTCTGATATTAGAAGAGCTCATAAGACATACGAAGTTGTTGCAGGTAATACAAGTGTAAATGTTGCAACAGCTACTACTGCTACAGCATGTGGTAATAAAGATACTGTAACTGTATCTGCTAATTTACCTATTGTAGCTGCTGGAGATAATATCACAGTAACTCCAACTACGGTTTCCAATGTTACAACTTATACTGTTGCTGGAAAAGAAACAATTGTAGCAGCAGGTGATAATGTTACTGTTACATCTGCAGCAGGCCCTAATCCAGGTGATACAACATATACTGTAAATGCAAAAGAAGCAATTGTAAATGCTTCATCAACAGAATTTAATACGGTTGTAGTAACACCTACTGTAGGTCCTGGAGCAGGAGATGTAACATATTCTGTATATAGCAGATACGGTGTTGAAATGTTTGCATGTCAATGGAGAGTTAATAGTGCTTCTGCTGGAAGTTGGATGACAATACCTAGTCAAAAAGCAACTGCAGGAACTCATTATAGTTTTCCAACATCTAATAAAACAATAATTAAACCAAATAGTATTACAACAACAAGTGCAATAGATGGTAAAACTTATAATATAACTAAAAGTGCTGTTGGTTGGTATGTACCACAAACCCAATTTGATACTTACGGTTGTTCATTTGGTACTTTTGATGTTTTAACTGGATACTTTACCTTTACTCAACCTGGTGCATATTTAGTTTCCGCACATATTCACTTAAAAGCTGATAGTGACGGTGATGGTATTTGGACAAGTACTGAAGGATCTGTTGGTATTGGTTTATGTGCTAATGCTCAAGACATGTACATAGGACAAACACATACTCTTGTGCCAGGTGTTACAAGACAAGTTGACGTAGCATGTAGTAAAGTGTCATTTATAGGATCAGGTGGTGGTGATATATTTTTAAATACATTGAATTATTCTGATAGAAATTATGATGGTAGTGGTTATAATGGTGCAGATAATGTAGGATTTTCAATTATTAGACTTAAAAATGGTTGGAATCCAATAGCAGGTTTATAAATTATTACTTGATGAAAAAAAATTGTAAAAATATTACACCAATTCCACCTACTCCTTGTGAGTATGGTGGAAACTGTCCGCCTGCGCCAGACTGTGAACAGATATTTGATCTTGATTGTGTTAACTATACAGGAGATCCAATACTTTGTAATGGTCAGGTACTTGTGGAATCAGGAGAATCATTACCTACTGTGTTAACAACACTTGTAGATAAGATTTGTAATAAAACTAATTGTGAGTTAGATGTACAGTTTATTTTTAATGCTGGAACATCAGAATTAACTTTTACAATTACAGGAGGTACACAATCTTATACAATTAAACCATCAATAGTTCAAGGACCTTTTACAGGTATTACACTTGAAAATTGTCAAACATATTCAGCGTATGGTCCTAATAATTGTTACGTTCCTGTATACAATAGTGCTTTAGGTTTTACTCTTCCTATATCTTGTGTACCTAATAAATTTTATGTTGGTTATTCAAATAAATATGCTGGTACTGTAAGAATAGAGTTAGTGGACCCGTTTGGTTGTAGTCATGATTTTTACTATACTGTGGTAATTGATGAAGCAGATTGTAATGGTCTACCATAATAATTAAATAAGAAAATGGAAAGTAGTTGTAATAAGTGTAATAAATGTAGTGTGTGTAACTTTGAAAAGTGTAACTGTGAAACAGTTAGACCTTTTGATACAACATGTCCTACACCTAATAAATGTAGTGATAAAGAAATGTTCAATGCTGATTGCTTTGAATATACTACAGCTGATATTAAGTGTGGTACCAAGAGTGTTATATTTGCTAACAATCCCTTATCACAAATACTATCTAACATAGTAGAATTTTTATGTAGTAAGAGATGTGATGTAAAAGCTGTTATTAATGTGTCTTCTACAAATGATTTGTTATTAGAATCTACAGTTACAGGTGGTACAGGTCCTTATACTTATTTATGGTCTGAAAGTCAAAATTCAGAGTACTTAGGTCATGAAGAAAATAATGGTGGTGTTCTTACAGATCCAACATTACTTTTAGCACTTAAAACAGATAACTATTTTCAAGGTATATCTGCAAATGCTATTTATAAAACATTAATTAAACTTAAAGTTACAGATGCTAATGGATGTACAGCAGATGCTTATTATACAATTGCTAATTCTGTAACCTTAACATAATATATTATGAGCAACATTCAAAAATGTAAAAGTTGTAGAGGGAATTTATTTACACCATCACAACCATGTGTTACACAGCAATGTATTCAGAATACAAAATGTTCTGAAATAATTGATGCTGCATGTATTGCATACTCTGGCCAAGATTTGTTATTGTGCCAGGAGTATAAACTTATATCACAAAATGATAATGTAGAAGTAGCTCTTCAGAACCTTTTTGCATCAGCTTGTGAGAATTGTGCTATGTCAGTTGAAATTACACCAGTTGAGGGTAGCTATCCTTCTCTTACAGCAGCAGTAACAAATGGAACAGGACCTTATACTTATAATTGGTCAATAGCACAAGGACCTTTTGTAGGACATGATGTATTAGGTGCAACTAATCTTAATACTTTAGACTTAGAAGGTATTGGAGCTAATTCTATTTTAGCAAATTATCCAACTACTTGTGATTATGTAGTTTTAACAAATTATAATTTAACTGTAACAACTTATCAGTATAGAAATTGTGATAATGAATTAATAACACTTACATTAGATCCTAATGAAACAATTCCTTCACCTATTTGTGTAAAGCAATGGATTACACCTTTAGGACCAAATGATGCAATAGATAAATTTTTAAATCTAAAAAACAACAGAGCTCTTGGAACACCAAATGTTACATATACTTATACAGCATGTGATGGTGGAACTTATCCTTTTACATTACCAGCTCAAGCTTCTGTAGATCTATGTGTAAGAAAATGGGTATCTACTTTAACAGCACAAGATGTAATTACTTACGCTCCAACAATATGTGATCAAAGAGAAGTAATAAAATCTACTGTTGTTAGGTTAGATGTAACAGATTCCAAAGGATGTAAAAAATCTGTTTATTATGATTTCTCTTGTGATTGTTATGTTCAAACACAAGAACCAGAAGGTGTGTACACAGAATATTTAGGAGGTAATTTACAATTCACGGATTTTCCTATCCCTGATATAAATTTTCTTGATAGAGATGATACAACAATTACTTGTTCTGAGTTAAAAAGTTTTGGATGTCTTGTAACTGAAGATTTTGTTAATGATTATAGAGATTTAAGAGTTGATTTCTATATAGGTACAACTTGTATAGTTGTAGCAGAACAAGACTCAAGTGATCCTGAACAAGTATGTGCATCTAATTTACCTTTAGACTACACTACATGGGATCCTAATGGTTATGCTGATCGAACAATAGTTAATAAAGGAAGATTAACTACAGTTAATATTGATTTTGGTTGTCCAGAATATACTTTTTGGACTTGGAGTAACGTACAGTTTCTTTCTTTAAATGGTGATAGAATAGTAGATAGATTACCAACTGTAAAAGATCATATGGTAAAATTACCTGATGTAACTTTAATTTCTCAAATACCAACTACTGGTAAACCAGGTGAATATCTTGAATGTGATCAAGATGGTAATTTTTATGCTTGGGATCCTACATTGAATCAATTTAGTTCTGTTTTAGGGCAGGCAATAGAGACCACTATTCTAATCTTTAAAAGAGCAAGAAGAGATGCTCAGTTAAAAGCTTTTAATGAACTAGTCATAGCGCAACAAGCATTTTTATTAGCTGCTGATACGTTACCTTTACATAGATATAAATATGAATTAATTTAATTAGTATGGATCCATTTGAGTATAAAAATGATTTAAAAACTATTGGTAATACATGTGTAGGTTACTCACCTGATGTTAATAATCTTGGTGTAGATGATATGTATTCAACATACAGAGCATCAAGAGATTCTTATAAAAAAGCTTTAGAAGAATATTTATTAACTATGTTTAAAAGTAAATATTTTGATCAAAATAATAATTTTTGTACTGATTGTATTAGTCAATTAAATTATGGAAAACTTATTGACAAAGTACAAGGACCAAATGGTGTTATAACATATTTTGATGAAGTATTTGGTGATGTTGCATTAAGATTTTGGAATTCATTGTATGCTCCTGGTGATCCTAATAAATTATCTGGTACAGTAACTTATAATGAAATAAGAAAACTGTATTATCCATCTGGTCAAGTCATACCTTATACATTAGTTGTAGATTATACAAATGCTCAAGTACCATCAAAAGCATTGTATAAAGAATATAGAACAAAACTTGGAGTATTTTTACAAAAACTAAAAGAGTTTCATTACATGAGTATGAAGATGTCTTTTCCTGTATTTACTCCGCCCGTCTAATTAGTTGCAGTTTGTTGGTTTATCTTCAACTAGACATACCCCTGCACTTGTAGGGGTTTTGTTTTATATCTATATTTGTTAAACTAACTAATTTTTACTATATTATTATGAGAGAGTTTAAGAAACCTGATTTATCAGCACCAAGGTATAGACCTGAAGTACTTACACTTTTGAATAAAGAGTTCTTTGATAGCTTTAAAAAGAAATATCCTAAGTATAATGCTTATGATAATAAAGCTTTAAAAGACATTGCTAAAGCATTTAACAAAGCACTATATACCATGGTAATTGAAAATAGAGATGGTGTACAATTACCAGAACAAATAGGTTGGCTTTTTATTGGAACATGTCAAAACAGTAAGAAGAAAAATGTTGACTTTGCCAAATCAAAACAATATGGTGTAGAAGTATCCAATAACAATTTTGCAACAGATGGAAAGCTTGCTAAAATATTTTTTACAAACTATGCACCAAAACACAAAATAAAAAATAGAGAGTTTTGGAGTTTCACAGCATGTAGAGATTTTAAAAGAGCTGTCTCTAAATCATATCCTGAAAATTGGAATATGTATTTAGTAGTACAAAATACAAAAGCAATTAAAGAAGTATATCTGAAGTTGCAGTATGAAAAAATAAATAAAAGAGAGACTCTAAAAAAACTAGAGACTTATAATGAATTTGACTTATGACTACAGTAGGAGAAGCAATATCAAGAGTTAGGAATACACTAAAGGCCGTTAAAGAAGATGCCTTCTTGACTGACCGTGTGATTTACTACTCTATTGTAAAATATGGACAAGCTCTTCTCAAGAGAGAAGACAATCAATATAGATTGATGCAGATAAGTAATATATTTTCTGTATTACCTTATGTGGAATTAATTGATGTTGATAAGATAGAAGCTGGATGTACTGGTGTATATTCAGGTTGCTATTTTAAAAGAACTAAAGAAAAAATTCCAGATATACTTTCTGGAATGTTTGGACCTGTTATACGCACTGTATCTTCAATAGATGGTTCAGAAATTATCTTTAGAACAAATCCTGGTACTTGGGTTTCTATAACTAAATCTACTACTTTTAAATACAATAAAAGAAAATATTTTTGGTTCTTAAATGGCTATTTATATTTTCCTAATTTGATTTGGGATGCAGTAAGAGTAGAGGCTTTATTCCAAGGAGACAAAGGAGATTTCTTATGTGATCCAGAAGATCAGTGTAAACTTAAACAAGATCTTGGATTACCATTCCCAGAGTATTTATTTTCTGAGATTGAACAGTTTGTTGTTAAAGAATTATCAATGTCATTACAAATTTCTACTGACGGACCAGATGATGGTCAAAATATTTTAAGATAATGGACTTCAATTACACAATAAAATATAGAACCTTTGATCAGTTGATGGAAGATGTTCTTATTGATCTACCAACTTTTGCATTGGAGAACATGATAGATCCACAGCAGTTAATTAAACTTGCTAGAAAAATTAACTATGACTTAGGTTTGAGACTTAATCAAACTAAGGAAGTTATATTAGATGTTTGTCACGGTAAAGTAAAACTACCGGATGATTTCTATGTATGGAACTATGGTCTTATATGCTATGATAGAGTAGAGCATGTTGGTTATGATGGTATGGTTGGTGGAACTAATATACAAGAAGTTCCTTGGAATCCTGTAAAATACCAAGAAGCCCCGTCAACAATAGACACCTGCGCTGTTCCTACAGTAAATTGTAGAACATGTAACTCTAATCCATGTAATCAAACAGCAGGATGTTTAGGACACACAGAACCTACTAATGTTATACCAACAGAGTATGATCCAAATAATCCTTATGGTGATACTTGTATTGCTCCAAGAGTATTCATGAATTGTAAAGGTGAGCAGTATGAACTTATCCAGGTTGTAAAATCTGGAGCAACAAGAACATACAAATCACTTGTGCAACTTAGAATGAAAGCAAGTCAGAACATAGATTGTGAATGTCCTAACTTGTATTATAATGGACCTGATCAAGGTTGGCTTAAAGATGGTTTCTTATTTACTACATTCCAAGATGGACATGTGTATGTAAACTATCAAGGAGAGCTTATTGATAATGATGGAAACATTATGGTTCCTGATCATCCAAGACTTAATGATTACTATGAGTATGCATTTAAGAAAAGAATAATTGAAAACTTAGCACTTAATGGTGAAAATGTAGCACAGAGATTACAAATTATTTTACCAGAATTAAAAGATGCTAGAGTAAATGCATTGAACTTTATAAATACTCCAAACTTCAAAGAGATGGAGCAACTATGGTGGACTAACAGAAGAGCACAGTATTCTAAATACTATGATATGTTCAAAGCTCCAACCTATGGAAATTACGCAAGATTAAACTATAATACTAAAGTGATATAATATGTCAAACATGCAAGATACTTCTCAGAATATTACTGACAGTTTCATAAAGGGTCTGAACAAAGATTCTGATCCTTCTTATGTAACTGAAGGAATGTGGACGCATGCAGTAAACATGGTCAACAATTCTAAGACAGGTAGAGTGGGTTCATTATCTAATGAATCTTCTAATTATATTTGTTTTGAATCAGGTAAATTCTTTCCTCCAAATGTTACAGAAAAATATGTAATAGGGGCAATATACTTATACTCAGATAAATGGGTAATACTTACAGCAGGGCATAATTCATTAGGTCAACCAATCAATTCTGAAATAGGATTATTTGAAGAAGAGAACTGTGTTTACAGACCAATTGTAATTGATCCATGTTTAAAGTTTGACAAGAGATATTTGATATCAGGTACTTCTAGAGAAAGAGAAGATTGTACTTGGCAAATATATTGGGCTGATGGTTTAAATCCTGATAGATTTTTAAATATTGGAAACTCTAAAACTTGGCCATCATTAGATGATTATATTTTTGGTGGTGCAACAGGAGTTAATGCTAATTACTATTTATTACTAAATAGTAGTACAAGAATTCTTTGGCCAGGTGTACAGTGGAATGAAACTTGCAAGATTATAAATGACTGTAACATATGTGAAAACGTTAATACTCTTGACTGTGAAAAAATAAGATTAGCAAGATTAATGACTACACCTTGTCTTAGATTAAAGTTAGGACAAACAGGTGGTACATTGGCTAATGGTACTTACTTTGTAGTAATTGCTTATTTAATAAATGGTCAAAAAGTTACAGATTACTTTTCACAAAGTAACTACCAGTTTATATATTCTCCTGATGATCTTGAAGGTTCTTTAGATTTAGAGATTGAAGCAGACAGAATAAACTTTGATGAGTTTGAGTTAGTAATAGTAAGTTGTACTAATCAACAAACTGTTGCTAAAAGAATGGGTGTTTATTCAACAAATACTTCAGCAATATCATTTGATCAAATTGACCCTTCTAACATTTCAATTCCATTAGAGCAATTACCATTAAAAACTCCGGTATTTGAAACTAGTGATCAGATTGCAGAGTTAAATACTTACTTATTAAGAGTAGGTCCTAAATCTAAATTTGATTTTAATTACCAGCCTTTGGCTAATATGATTACAACTAAGTGGGCTTCTGTAGAATATCCTGCTGAGTATTATATGAAAGGTGGTAACAAAACAAATTACATGAGAGATGAAGTATATTCATTCTTTATTAGATGGGTTTATAACACAGGAGACAAAACATCCTCATACCATATTCCGGGAAGAGCACCAAGACAATTTACTGTTCCTACAACAGGTACATCATTCTTAGAAACATCTACATTAAATGGAGATACAAATACTTTAACCACAAATGAAAAAGTATTTGAGATATATAACACAGCTTCAGCTGATAATAACAATAGTTATATTGGTACTAAGACTGATGATGGGGGGACTGTTATAGCAACAGGTGACATGGGATACTGGGAATCAACAGAGAGTTATCCAGATAATAGACCTGATTTATGGAATCCAAGTAGTTTGTGTTGGACAGGAGCTGCAGATGCTTCTTTTGATTTATGTGGTAAGCGTATCAGACATCATAAATTTCCTGAAGACTTTATTAATAATAGCCCAACTACAGATGTAATTAGATTTAGAAGTAATCCTACACCGCAAACTGCTGTGGGTAATGATTATTTTATAAGATTGATGGGTGTATTTTTTACAAATATACAGCTACCAAAAGATAATGATGGTAATGATATACCAGGAATAGTAGGTTATGAAATACTTAGAGGATCTAGAGAGGGTAACAAAACTATTGTTGCTAAAGGGATGGTTAATAATTATAGAACTTATGCTATTGCCGGTAATAACAATTACACAGGTCTTTATGCTAATTACCCGTTTAATACAATCACTCCTTTAAGTTCTACTTTAGGGGGTAATGTTCAAGGAGAGTCCGATCCATTTATTAAAGCTGGGCTTAAAGCTAGTGTACCTTCAGATGTAATAAGCTTTCACTCACCGGATACTATGTTTAGAACTCCGTTCTTATCTACTCCTGAGTTTAAACTGTATGGTCATATACAAGGTTTATCAAATCAACAATTTGTTACACCATCTGATCATCCTAAATTTAAATTGCTATCTGATGCTACAGTTTTTGTAATGATAATATTTGGTCTTGCTGAAGCAATTATATCAGGTGTAGGTAAAAGAACTACTGTACAGACAGGTGCTGCATTTCAAAGTTTAGTAGGTCCTGATATAACAGGAAAAGAAATTGGTGGTGGTGATATAAAGGGTGGCTCAAGTGGACAAGAAAGTATAAATGGTACAGGTACTGCTACTATTTCTAATGTTAATGTTACTCATACTAATATTGTAGGTTCACCTTTAAAAGGAGGTGATATAAGTACAAAAGAAGATGAATATACAGATGTAAGTAAAAATTCAGTAATTGCTAATATTAATTCTACACAAGCATTAATCACTGGTTATAATGCAGCAACAGGTGCCTTAGCTGATTTAGCTACTGCTGGTTTAGTTGATGTATTAGGTGGTATATATCAGGCATCAGCTACTACTAACTTATCACAAAAAGGAGCAGTGTATACAGCTCCTGAATTACAAACAGAAATTGCTAAAACAAATTATTTACCAGGACCTCTTAGAGTACTAGCATTGGGTCAAAATATTGCAACATACTTTTCTCAAGGTGTAGACATAGCACTTAAAATAATGTATGCTGTTACATCTTACAAACCATTTGCTCTTCAGATGAAAGCTTATGGTTTTTATTCACAGATGCAACCTGTAGGTAATAATGATATTAAAAGATTTACTATTGAAGATGCTTTTTATTTAAGAGATAATATTCAACAAATGAGTAAGTATCTTGATAATAATGGTATTTATAGATCTTACAGTATTAATAATTTAAAAAGACCTGCTACAGTTACATTAAGAGTTAAAAATGGTGCTAATCAAAATGTAGGTCCTAAACTTTTAAATATTGATGAATCATTAGTTACATTAGGTACATTAATACAAACAAAAGGTGTATCTTCTCCAAGTTTTGACACAAATCATATAAGTGATCCTTTTAATTTACCAATAGCAAGTCACTATGGAGCTCTTAAAGGTAGAGTAAGAAACCAATATGGACAGTTAGATTCAATTAAACAAATTACAATTTCTAATTGTGAACAAAAACTTACTGGATCTAACATACAATCAATAACTCCTGTTATATGTAATTCTGTTAGTAAAACTAGATTTGTAATTCCTAGAACACCAATATTTTTTGGAGGAGATACTTATATAAATAGATACACAGAAAAAAATAACATGTGTTTCTTTTTTGATTGGTTATATAATGAACCAGATGGTTTTGAATATAATTACTATTTAAAGAGTATGATACCTCATCCAAGATTTAGATTAAATAGTCAGTTATATGATGCTAGTAATTTAGCAGAGTTATTTACAGATTTTGCAACTTTTGCAACTAATGCACAAACTCCTGGTACAGGTCCTTTACCTTCAAATTTTTATAATCTTGATTATTTAGAAGGTGGTCAACAATATAATTACAATACTGATACTGCTTCTAATTATCCTGGGTTCTTTATTTGTAGAGATTCTTACTTTTACTTAGCAGCATCTTCAATAAGAGATTTCTTTGTTGAATCTGAAGTACTACTAGATTTTAGAAAGCAAGCAGACAATATTGGTAATAAGTTTTATGACCCTTACAGATATACTAACTACCAAGAGATGTTTGATATGAATCCGGAAATTATGGGTAAGAATTCTTTTTACCAGTATGACTATTCATTAAGTGTTTCTAAATTATACAACCAGTATTTTTCATTAGGTTCTATACAAAGTAGATACTATGATCCAAATGTATCTGAGTTATGTTATACTTATTATCCTAATAGAATCATCTACTCATTACCACAACAGGATGAGGCAATTAAAGATAGTTGGATGGTTTATTTAGTAAACAACTATAAAACATTTAAGTCTCAAATCAGTGGAGTAAAACCTATAAACAAATCAGGTATCATTATTACTTTTAGAAATGATAGCCCTTTAATGTTCCAAGGTGTAGATACACTTAATACTGATTTAGGAACTAAAGTTACTATTGGAGATGGAGGATTATTTAGTCAACCTGCCCAAGCTGTAGCAAATTCTGATAAGGCATATGAATACGGAGCTTCTCAAAACAGATTGTCTGTGATATCAACTCCAGTGGGTATATTCTATATATCTCAAGCAGCTGGTAAAATATTCTCATATGGCTCAGGACTTCAGGAATTATCTCAGCAGGGAATGAAATGGTGGTTCACACTTTTCTTACCGTACAAATTAACAGTAGACTTTCCTTTATATCCATATCAAGATAACCCGGTAGCTGGAATTGGATGTCAATCAGTATTTGATAATACTAACACTATCTTGTACTTCTGTAAGAAAGATTACCAATTAATTGATAAGTACAAAGGTAGAACTACATATGTTCCTTTAAGAGGAGATGGTACAGGTGATTATTTCATTGTAGATAAAAATGATGCTTTCCAATATAGATTAGGTGATCCAACTATATTCAGAGATGCATCATGGACTGTAAGTTATGACCCTAAGAGTCAATTCTGGATTAGTTTCCATGACTGGCATCCAGACTTATTATTACCTACTAAAGATGTATTTATATCTACAAAAGATACTGGAGGTTGGAGACATAACTGGTTGTGTGATTCTTACTGTAATTACTATGGTCAAGACTATGCCTGTGAAATAGATATTCCAATTGTTTCAGGTCAAACTATTACTACTACAAGATCTATTGAATACATAATGGAGGCTTATAGAAAATCTAGTAACTGTGTAGACTCACACCATGTACTAGATTATAACTTTGATACAGCTGTTGTTTATAACTCTGAACAAGTTTCTGGATATTTAAATTTAAATTTATATCCTAAAAATGATTTAGTGTTAGCAAGACAGTATCCAAAAGTAAATCTAAATAATAACTCTTTTGATATATTATTCTCAAAAGAAGAAAACAAATATAGATTTAATCAGTTTTGGGATATTACTAAAAACAGAGGTGAATTCCCAATAGGTGGAACATATCCTCCAATAGGACCTGTAGTACCTAATACTACATTGTTAATAGGTAACTATACAAATGAAACAACATGGATTACTGAACCAGATGGTTTTAGAAGAGAGCTTAATGTAAATAATCTTGATTATACAAAACCAGAATTACAAAGAAAAAAGTTCAGACATTACATGAGTTTTGTTAACTTAAAGAAAAATAAATCTGGTAACACCAATATTATTTTGAAGATCAGCAATAGTAAAAATGAAATTTCTCTAAGATAATGTATAATAAAAAGACTCTATCTAAAGCTTCAGCTGAGTTGGACAAAGCTAAAGCTCCTAAGAAACCTAAAGATATAATCACTGATCCAATGGGTCAGTGGAAGTATCCTGGTTTACCAACTAGAATTCCAAGTAATGATATTACTATGAAAGGAGTAGGTTATCCTGTGTTGGGTGTAGCTAATAATGGTCAAAGAAAGATAATGCTTCCCGGAGCAGACTACACTTTTCCTGGAGCAGATTATGTAGATGAATACCCACAGATGAGAAAAGGTGGTGCTAAAAAGAAAAAGACAAAAAGTCTTTCTGGTACTAATAAGCTAATGCTTACACATCCTTTACTTAGAAATTACAAGAATAAGGTATATGATCCAAATGTAGATTACTTTCAAGATGGAGGTGAATATATAGAAGCAGAACTTACAGATGATGAAATAGAAGAATACAGAAAAGGTGGATACATAGTAGAAGATATATCTGTACCAGAACTTAATCAAGCTCAGAAAGGAATTATATCTACTAAAGAACATACAGATAAAAAAGGAAATAAAACTATCAAGGTTCAAAAAGAAGATGGAACTGTTTATACTAAAGTTATAGGTAAGGATGGTAAAGTTTACAATAGAACCTTTGATCCTAAGAAAGATTCATGGGTAACAGACCAAACAAAAAATCTATATTCTAAACCACAAGGTGCTGGTAATTATGCAGATGAATTTTTTACAGAAGCTGCTTTACTACCAGGTACTGTAAAAGGTGTAAAAGCTGCTGCTCCATTAGTAAAACAAGGTTTAAAAACATTGATGACAGCTGCACCAGCATGGGCTCCAGGAGCTAATCTTGGAAACTTCCTTACTGCAGCAGGAGGTGTTATGGGAGTTAATGAATATGTTGATCCAAATAGTGATGTTAGGAAAGCATCTAAAAAAGCTTATAAAAATCCAACTGTTAATAATATTACAGATGCCATATATGAAAACACACTAAATGCACTTAACTTTTCAGGTTTTGGAGCAGGTTCTAAAGTTAAGAATTTAAAAAATTATTTAAATCCTAAATATTCAAAGGCAAGTCAGATTGAAAATACCTTTATGCCTAATACTTTAATTCAACATCCTGATAATAGTTATGTTTTACAAAACAATTCTGTAAAAGATTTTGGTATAACTCCTGAAATAAAAAACTTACCTACAAAAGATAGTCATAAATTTGAAGTTACTAAAGATGAAGTAAAACAATTAATTGATCAAAATTTAGAATATCTTACACATCCTAATTACATTAAAAGAAGACAAGCTACCACAGGTGAATCTACTAAAAAAATAGAAAAAGAAATAAACAAATATGTAGAGAACTTAAAAAAAACAAGTATTGATTTAAATAATGCAAGGTATGGTAAAAAAGGTTATGGTGCTTATTTGCGTAGTTTAAAGTTACTAGGCATTCCATTAACAAAACCAAAAATTTTAATAAACAGTTCAGATAAATTTTTTAAAACTAAATCAGATCTCTTACATGTACTGGATCATGAAATAAAGCATGCACTATCTCCGGTAGTTAAATCGGATTTTAAAGCCTTACCAAAATATAAAAATTATCCACACTTAAATCTTGTTGATAAAAAAACTGCAAACTCAAAATATTATTCTGCAGATGATGAGCAACAAGTAAGGTTTTTAAGAATGAAAGATTATTTACATAATAAATATGGTATTTCAAAACATGAACCTATAAGTCCTGAAGATTGGGATTTATTTAAAAATGACTGGAATAATTGGTTAAAAGAAAACCATATTGTTGCAGGTGATAAGAAAGTTCCTAGAGGTATGTCAGATATAAAAGGTATGATGGAATTAAAAGATCCAAAAGTAACATCTGATGCTTTAAGAAATCTAGTTAATAAAGCTTGGGTAGCAGCACCAGCAACAGGTATGTTAATGATGCAAAATTCACAAAATAAAAAACAAAAAGGAGGTGTAGTTGCAGAATTATCAGATGATGAAATACAAGATTACATTAACCAAGGTTATGTAGTTGAAGAAGTATAAACATAAGAAGTTTATTTAGTAAATTAAAATTTAGTATATTATTTATATACCCAAGTTATGGAAAAAAGAAAAGTACGTATTTATAAAGCTCATGATGGAGAAGGTAAATACATTAATAAAACTAAACAGTTTTTAGAAAAAGCTCAAATGGGTATGCAAACTCAAAATGAGTCAGCTGATGTTGAACAGCAACTACAAAGTGTAAAGTATTACATTAAGGGATTAAAAAATGAATCAGTAGATGATAATCAAATTCTTAAAGTATTAGTTTCAAAAGGATTAAGAAAAGATATTGCTACAGCTTTAATACTTCAAGTTTCAGAAGAACTAGAAGAGCAAGAAAGAAAGCTTGAGGAAGAGGATGAAGCTAATGCAGAAAATCAACCAAATGCTGAAGAAACAGAAATGGGTCAAGAAGAACAAGCTGATGTTGAAGAGCAACCAGAAGAAGAGGAAGATGAATCTGCTGGTTATAATGAGGCTATAGCTGAAGATGATGATTACATGAATCCTAACATGGAATATGGATACGGTGGTAGAGTAGGAAAGAAAAAGTTTACCAACAATGTATTGAAATTACTAAAGAAACAAGAGGGTGGTGAAGAAAAAGCATTAGGTCAAGGTTATAGATTTGATAACATGAATAATGATGCTTCTACTAAAAAATCATCTTTCCTTGAAAAGATAAAAGAAACATCTAATAAAGCTGCTGTTGATGAGCTTTATGAAAAAATGATGCAATCTAATAATCCTGAGTTAATTGAATCTGCAAATAAAATGGCAGAAGAAAGAAACAAACCTGCAGAAGGTACATTTGAAGAAGCTCAGTCAGGAGGTTTTATTGGAGGTGATGATCAACCGGATATTTTTATGTATGGTGGAACAGAGATGCCTTTCTATGAAGCAGATTTCCTACCGGAGGCACAAAAAGGTATTATATCAGGTAAAGCATATAACGCAAAAACAAGAGAAGAATACAAAGATTCTTTTGAAGGATTAGATCCTTATGCTAAAACAGTTCACAAAAGAGGATTATTTGGAAGACCTAAGCAATGGACTGAATACTATACAAAAGGTAAAGGTTCTGCTAAATCATTGACACCAGGTCAAGAAATTCAAGCAGCTTATGAAAAACAATTAGCAGAAAAGTCTCAAAATTTAAAACACGGTGTTGAAAAAGAAGTTTGGGATGATTTATCTGGTAAAGCAAAAAGAGCAATTAGAAGAGGAGAAAGACAATTAGGTAGAGAAGCTAGAAGAGGTGAAGATTCATTAGCAGAAGATGCTGCATTCAACAAAGGTGTTCATGCTAGATATAAATATGATACTGAAGAAGATTTAGCAAGAGATCTAAAAAGAAGTGATGATGCTTGGGATAAAGATGAATCTTTTGTTTCTGATATTGATAATTCTATTAAATCTCCGTATAAAGGTTTTGTGTATAATACTCATGATCCAAGAGGTAATAAATATGAAGAACCTAGACTTGTGGCTATGCCTGAATTATTACCATATGGTTTAAAAGAAGCTGATTTTGCTATATCAGAGATACCTCTTGATGATAATGTACCTATAGAAGAATTAAATGATATAGCAAATGATTTTAAAGAACAAAAGCAAGCATATGATATTAGTAAACTAAATAATGAACACTATGTTACAAATCCTAAATTATTAGAGTTACAAAAATCTAGTAGTAGGAAAGAGTATAGTAACTTTAAAGCAGATCAACTTGAAAACATGTATAATACAAAAAAAGAATTTGCACCTCGTATGGTTGATCCTAAATTAAGTACATTACATCAATTTATGCCAGGTAAATCTAGAGCTACAAAAGAAGAAGAATCTATGAATAAAATTTTTGATCAGAGAGAAGCTGCTGAAGATGATGATCTTAAAAATGAAAAATATGGATTTAGATATGGTGGTTTACCAAAAGCACAGACTGGACCTCCTGTAAAAAAACCTTCTGATCCAAGTACTAATACTGGTGATTTGTCAGGTATGTTAAAACCTGCTCAAAATCCTAACACTCTTTTAGGTGCTTCACAATCTTTTCCAGGAATGCCTTCAAATACTCCTGTCAATCCTGATGCTGGTAAAGTAAAAACTGTTACCATGGATCCTAATCAAACTAAAGGTCAAACAATTACTTCTGAAGATTTTGGAGATCCAAGTAATGATGATATAATAGCTGTTGATAAACAAAAAGCTCCAAGTAACTTTGATGGTGAAGATGCTGTTAATAAATTTAATGCTGGGGCAACTGCTGTAACAGGATTCTTAAATAATCTTGATACTGCTAAACAGCAAAAAGAAATGTATGATAACAATTTTACTTCTGATAACATGTATGCTTCTACTAACACAAAAGACAGAGGTGATTATGTAGACTATGGTCAACAATTAGGTCAGTTTAGATATGATCAAATGGGTAGTGATACTAGCGGAAGATTTGCTTATGGTCAAACAGGTGGTTACATGCAAGAGGGAGGATATGCTGAAGGAGATGAAGTATTCATGACTGATGAAGAATTAGAAGAATTCCTTGCTAATGGAGGAGATGTAGAATATTTATAACTTTGAATTATGATAAAGGTTAGAATTAAAAAAGTACCAAAAGCTAGAACAGGTTACCAAGTACAAGGTTCTTTAGCTAATGATGTACCAGCAATGGGTGGTGCAGATTACAATACTTACATTGGTATGCCAAAGCCACAGCTAAGTAAATATATCACGGCTGTTCCTAGAGAAGAAGCTAATCTAGAAGCTGAAGGAGGTGAAACTGTATACGGTGACATCAATGGTGATGGACTACCAGAACACAAAATCATCAAAGGCCCAAGACATGCTCAAGGAGGTGTACCATTAAACTTACCGGATGATACTTTTATATACAGTGACTTTAGAGGAATGAGTATTAAAGATCCTGAAATATTAGCAAATTTTGGTAAGAATTCTAAAGGTAAAAAAAGTTATACTCCAGCTACATTAGCAAAGCAGTATGATATTGATAAGTACAGAAAGATCTTACAAGATCCAAATTCTGATAGTATTGATGTTAAGACAGCTGAATTAATGATTGCTAATTTTAATAAAAAATTAGCTGCTTTAGCATTAGCACAAGAGTCTAAAAAAGGTTTCCCTCAAGGTATTCCAGCAGTTGCTAAACCATATATGACTGAAAATAAATTAGAGGAAACATCATTTATTGATCCATCTATAAAACAGTTTAGAAATCAAGTTGAACAAAAACTTAGTCAATCAGAGCAACAGAATGCAAATGAAACAGATAATTCAAATACTGAATTAGAAGATGAAGAACAAGCTCAAGAAATGAATCAAGGTCAACCAGTAGCAATGCCAGAACAACAATTTGGTGGTATGTTTATGGGTGGTTTTGATTTTCCTTATACTGGTTTACCTGAAGCAGAATACGGAATGGCTATGGGTGCTAATCCAAGAAATTATATGGGTAGACCTAAATCTCCTATGTATGCTAGAGGAGGTGCTTTAAGAACATATCAAGGTGATACAGGTGCTAGTACAACTGGTGCTACTGGTGGTGCTAATCCATCTGGTGATGTATTAGATATTTCAGGAATGGATCCTGAACAAGCTAGAAAAGCTCATTACATGTGGAAAAGAAAAAATCCAGATAAAGAACCATCAGTAACTAAAGATGGTAAAAAGATGAAATACAAAGCACCAGATCCTCAAAAAGAGGTATCTATGGATAATTTAAAAGCAGTAAATGCAGCTGGTCAAAAGTTTTTAGAAACAGAATTAAAAAATCCTAAGTCTAAAATTAGAGCTGAATTAGTTAAACAAGCACAAGAGGCATACAAAAATGCTGATACAGCTGGTAAAACGGGTTTAAGTAAATTTAGAAAAGGTAAAAAATCTTTAAATGAAGATGAAATTATAAATGGTATTTTAACTGGTAAAAAAAGAAATGATGCTATAAAAGAAGCTGGTGTTGACACGCAATATCTTAATAATCAAGGTTCTGCTTTTGCAAAATTTGATGAATTAAAAAGTAGAGGTCTTGTTAAAGATCAAGCTGAATATGATGAAAAATTTAATGAGTATAAATCTAAAGGTTGGGATAGTAAAGATAATATAGCAAAAACTTTGGGTATAAAAATGCCAACACCACAAGAAACTTTAGCTGAACAAGCTGGAGCGCATGGTATTGCCAGAATGAATTTAGAAAAAGCTAAAGGTACTTATAGTACTTTTAATGATGATGACACATATAACCTTGATACTTTTTTAGGTAGAGAAAAAAGTAGAGAAACTAATACAGGTGCTGCAGATGAAACTGCCATGGCTAAATTGTATGGTGATGACTATGCTACATTATCACCAATTGATGGTTATGCTGGAAATTCACATTTAGGACAAGGTGTGAATCCAAATATGGATGGTGGTACTTTTGAAGAAGAAGCTGAAAAAGTTCAAGAAAAAGTTGAAGAAGGTAAAGATCCTCAAGAACCATCGGAAGAAGAAGTAGTTGAAGGAGAAAAACCTGCTGAAAAACCTGCTGAAGAACCTGCTGAAGAACCTGCTGAAGAACCTGCTGAAGAACCTGCTGAAGAACAACCTAAAGCTGAACAACCTGAAGCTGAACCTGAGATGTGGTTACAAGACAAATTAAAAATTGCTGGAGCTGCTGTAGATTTATTTTCTGCTAAAAAGTATATGCCTATGGGAGCTGCAAAAGTAGACTTACAAGCACCAAAACCTACTTTCATGGACCCAACCAGAGAACTTGCTGCTAACGCAGAACAAGCAAATATTCAAACAGCAGGTATGGCTCAGTTTGCAGGACCACAAGCATTGTCAGCTAGATCATCATCTATTCAAGGACAAGGTGCAAAAAATGCTGCAGATGTATTAGCTAAATATAACAATCAAAATGTTGGTATTGCTAATCAATTTGAACAAGCAAATGCTTCTGTTAACAATCAAGAGGCTGCAATGAATCAAGCTAACCAACTTAAATTATATGATCAAAATACAATAGCTAATCAACAATTTGATAATAGTAAAAGAGCATTAAGAGGTAACTTGTTAAATCAATACACTAATGGTATTACTAATAAGTATAAGACAGATGCATTAAATCAAATCTATCCTCAGTTTAATGTTGATGCTGGTAGTGGTGGTAAAGTTACATATGATGAATCTAAAGCAAAACAAATCAAACCTACTACTTCTAAAACTATAAGTCAATATATTGCTGAATGTAAACAAGAGGGTGTAGTTGAAGATAAAGTTATAGAGTGTGCAAAACTTAAACAACAAGCAGCTGGTTCTTCAGCTGGTAGTAATGATGCAGAAGCATATCAAGCACAATTTGGTAACATGAAAAATGGAGGTTTTGTTTACAGTGATATTGTTTTCCCATTCATATTATAAACTTATCATGTTTATAGTAAACATAAAAAATTTATAGATTTACAATAGAAAAAAAATATTATGGCTACATATTTACAAGGTGTAACTGATTACATACCAGATTTTCAACCTTTCCAACCGGATTATAATTTCTACATGAATGTTTTGCAAACAAAGCAAAACCAATATGATAGCAATTATAAAGCCTTGAATAATTTATATGGTGAGCTATATCATCAAAGAGTTACTAGAGATGATAGTAACAAAATGAAAGATGACTATCTTAAAAAAGTAGACTTTGAACTTAAAAGAGTTTCTGCTTTAGACTTATCATTAGAGCAAAATGTTGAACAAGCACAGCAAGTTTTCAAACCTTTATATGAAAACAAGCACTTGATGAAAGATATGGCTCTTACAAAAAATTATGATCTTGAAAAAGGTAAAGCAATGGCTTTGCAAAATAGTAAAGATGTTAAGCAAAGGGAGATGTACTGGGATGTGGGTATTAAAGATATGGATTATAGAATAGAAGAGTTTAAAAATATATCTAAAGATGATGTATTAACTTTTTCAAATATTGCCTATACACCTAATGTTAATGTGTATGAAAAATATAAAACACTTTCTAAAGATTTAAATATTGATATTACTTTACCTGATAAATCAGGTATGTATTTAGTTAGACAGAAAAATGGTGATTTAATAATACCATCATTACAAAAACTATTTTTATCTACATACGCTAGTGATCCAGCAATACAAAAAAAATATGCTACAGAAGCTTATGTAAGAAGAAAAGATGATATAAAACAAAGAGCTTCTAAGTATAACAATAATGAATTGCTTGCTGAACAAGAGTTTTTGAAAGAAAAATACATAATGCTAAAAGATTATGTAAATCAAAAAACAAAAGATTCAGAAGATGCTGAAGAATCATCAACAACAAAAAAAGCAATTGTAGAAAATGATGTTCAAACAGGTAATGTAAATCCAAGACAACCTGCATTTTTAGAAAAAATAAATCAAGCAGTTGAAGTTGATAAAATTGTATATGCTCATAATGCAAAATTAAATGATGAGATTAACTCAACTGGTTCTTCATTATATGAAGCAAAACCTGTAGGAAATGTTGATGGTTTAGACTTAAATAATATTGAATTAGCAAGACAGATTGTAGATTCAAATTATGCAAGTTATTTAGCTGAATCAGACATAATATCTTATGCAAGTATATTATCCGAAAGAGATAAAATTGTAGATTACAAAGTTAATCAAGTAGGTCTTGAAGAAAGAAGACATATGCATAATCTTCAAAGAGATGCAAACAATAATAATTTTGCATTAAGAAGAGATCAAATGAAATTCAATAATGATCTTTTGCTTGCTCAAGCTAAACAACAAAGTGAGAGAGATAATATGATTCTTGAATGGAACTTAGATAATGGATTAGCTGAAGTTAAGGATGGTCAAATTGTTCCTGTTCAACCAGAAGGTCAAGAAATAGAAGAATTAGAAGCAGGAGATACTGGTTTTAGTACTATAGTTGTACCAAAAGATAATAGAAAATTATTTATAAGTGGCAATGAAAAACAATCAACACAATATTTTGATGTTTGGTTAAACACTATTAAAAATGGTATTAATACTGGTGAAATTAAGAAATCAGATTTAGCATATTTAATGGGTCAACCAACATCAGCAGCTGATAAAATTTGGAATAAATATGTAAATCAAGCTGATGATAAAGCTAGTAAAAATGCATTAATTGAAAAGTTATTACTTTCTGCTAAAATATTTGATTTAAAAAAGAGAATGGATATATGGAGTGATAAACATAGTGCATTGAGTACTGCAACTACATATTTATCAGATGGTGCTAAAGCAAGATACAGTCTTGATAAAACAAAAGCATCATATAGATTGCATATAGATATTAAAAAACAAAATGATAACAAAATTAAAAATGCTCTTTATACAGCATTAAGTCAAGCAGATTTATCAGAAAAAAGTAAATACTCAATTGTTGATGCTTATATAAAAAACTACCGTACTCGTAAGTTATATTATGATGAAGACTTTGATGATTTTGTTAATGATTGGTTAGATAAAAATGAAAAAAAATCTGGTGCTACTAAAGTAGATTGGAAATCAGTTGATCCACGCACTGCTCAATATGCAACACCTACTAAACTTAAAGGTCAAACTTCTTTTGCAAAATTATTAAATGAGGCATATGATAAAATTACAAGTAACCCTAATCATAAAGTAGGTTTATTATCCTATAGAAATACAGAAGTTACATCACAGGATGGTCAGGCAACAATTGGAGCTAGACCAACTTCAGTAGCCGTTACTTTTGGTAGAAAAGATGATAATTTAACTATGTTTAATCAGTTTGTTAGTGATTTAAAAAGTTTAAATTTTACAAGTGACACTGATAATTATAGAATTTCTACTAAAGGAAATGTTTTAGAAAAAGATTTTGAAGTAAGTGATCCTGATAAAATTAGAAAAATGAAAAGCTTAATGTTTGACTTACAACAGTTAAGCAAACAAAAAGGTCAGAAAGATAAACCGGATGTAATAAAATTAGTTCAGCATCCTGTTGCAATGGAGAATCCTGATTTAGGAGCAATGAGTGTTAAAAACATTCCGCTCAATATGATTGAAAAATATTTTAAAGGTGATGATAAGACTATAGCAGAAATCCAAGCTAATGGTATTACATTTATGGCACCAGAAAAAAGTTGGAACAATAGTTTATTTCAGTCAAATAAAATTACTCCTTTTGAAATGAGTTTAAATACTGGTAAAAGTATTCAATATGTAGATCCATTATATGGTCATAAGTTGATTGTAACAAGAGATAAAGTAACAGGTACTTATTCATTAACAAAACAACTTAATAGTGTTGATGAAAGTGGTAATACTGTTGTAGAATCATCTTCTCAAATCATCCGTCCTTTTGGAAATAACATTGATGCTCAAATTGAAAAAACTGTAGATGAGTTTGCTAATTGGTCAAAAACAATGGAAGGTAACTTTAAATATTTTCAACAATCAAACAATACAGAAGCAGTACAAAAAATGCAATCTGCTTTTGGTAAAACAATAAAAAATTCAGGATTTAAAATATTGTAATAATGGCTAAAAATAGATTCACTTCTTTTACACAATTTGAGGGTAACAATCTTTCAAATACTAGTAAGGTACCAGATATAAATGAACAAAAATATGGTGTAACTCCTAATGCACCTAAAGTTATTACTAAACCAACTTTTGTTGGGCCAGACCAAGCTAAAAATTTATTAGCTGAATCAAAACTAAGAAGTAATGCTTTGCTTGATGCAAATGAATATGGTAAAACTTTTACTTTTGATAATAGTCCTACAAGTGCATCTTTTAAAGCAAGATATAAAGGTTATGGTCAAGATACATATAACAGAATAGGTTTTGACCCTGATATCAATAATGAAGATATTTATAATAAAAATACTTCAACCTTTGATGATATGAAAAGATGGTTTAAACATTCAGCTGCACCAATGGTGGGGCTGGGGTTTATGGCACCAATTCATTCCTACGGCAAGCTCTTAGGTTCTGGAGATGTAGGAGCAGACAGACAAGAAGCAGAAGATTATGAATATTACAACTCTATAGGTTATTCATCTAGAGGAGGTATTGGTGGATTTGCTACTAACTTATTAAACTCTGTATCTTATTCAGCAGGTATCTTATTAGAGGGTGCTGTAGAAGGAGCTATGGTTAGTGGTGCTGTAGGAGCAGCAACTGGAGGTGAGTTAAATTTATTAGGTGGGGCACTTGGTGGTGTTAAAGCTTTAACAAAATTACCATCTGCATTAATTCAATCTACTAAAAATATTGGTAAAATTGCCAAGTCATTAAAGAATCTTAAAAACATTAGCAATGCAAAAAACTTTTGGCAAAGTGCTGGTGAGTTAGGAGTAAAAACTTTAGAAAAAGTTAACCCATTAGAAAATACATTTGATGCTGTTAAGAGTTTAAGTCAAGTTCAAGACATGTCAAAACTTGCAAAAACAGCTAGAACAGCTGGTGCTTTTTGGCATGATGTTATGAGTATGAATATGGCATTGTCTGAAGGTAGACTTGAAGGTGGTTTTTCAGAACAAAATGTGTATAATAAATTATATAATGATTATTATGCTAAAAATGGTAAAGCTCCATCTGGAGAGTTACAAACTAACATGATGCTTCAAGCTAAAGAAGCTGGTTTTAAGAATACTCTTTATAACACAGGTTTAGTATTTTATTCAAATAAAATTGCATTCCCTTCAATCACAAGAGCAAAATTTTTAAAAGGGGCACCTAAATTTAATTTTGGTAAAGTAGTTGGTGAAGTAGGTAAGGAATTTCAAATTATATTTAATCCTGCAGATGACATTGCAAAGGCTACATATACCAAAGAAGCAATAACTTTTAAGAATTCACTTAAAGCTTTAAAAAGCCCTAAACAATGGGGTAAATTAGGTTTGAATTATTTTACAGCAAACTTAGTAGAAGGTGTTCAAGAAATTGGTCAGGAAGCTTTAGCTGCTGCAACTGAGAAATATTATACTGATACTTTTAACAATCCTTCTGTAAGGGGTTATAAGTATGGTATGGGAGCTTTAATGGATGGTTTAGGTAAACAATTAAATACCCAAGGTGCTGAAACATTTGCTTCAGGTTTTTTAATGGGTGGTTTATTAGAAGGACCAAGTAAAATGTTTAAGTTTGGTACTAAAAATTTTAGTAGAATTTTTAAAGATAAAGCTGTTTATGATGAGTATGTAAAACAAAGAGAAGTTCAAGCTGATGCTATTGTAAACTCTTTGAACAACATGCATAAAAATGCAAAATACTTTTTTGATCCAAGAATAAATAATTATTCAAATCAGATGTTGACTGCTAAAATGGTAGACAATCCTGATGATGTTGAGACAAAACAATTAAAAGATGCTGAGTTTGCAACCTTTCAAAGTTCAGTAATTACTGCTTTAAGAACAGGTACTTTTGATACATTCATTGATAATCTAGCGGAATATAAAAATACTACACCTGAAGAGTTAGAACAAGCTTGGTCATTAGAACCAGGACAAGGACAGAAAGCATTACAAAATATTGATAAGGCTATCAATTCTGCAAAAATAACAGCAGAAAGATATAAAATTGGACAAAATAAATTTAAAGATTTTGTTGACCCAAAAAAATTTAAAGAAGATTCTCCAGAATACAATGCTGCTATAATCTATAACAAAGCTTATGAAGAATCTATTAGTAGTTTAGTTTTTTTACAAAGTGCATTTGATAATAATCTTGATAGATTAGGTAAATTATATGGAGAATTAGATAAGTTAAAATCTATTTCTGGTAATGCTTTTTCAAATTTCAGTGTAATAACAGATCCTGTTAAGTTAAATTCTCAAATAAATTATTTAAAACAAGAGATTGAATCTGGTGCTACATCAACTATGCCAGAAGCTATAGCTGAAGTAAGACAGAAAAGAGAAGTATTAGCTGCTTTAAATAAATTTCAACAAGCTCAAGATAATAATACAGGTGAAAATCTACAAAAAATAAAAGATGTAGTAGCTGGAAAAGCTGAAGTAACACCTGAAATAAATGAATATTTTCAAGCTTTTGGAGAATTACTTGAAGCAATAGCTGGTTCTGAAGAGAAAAAAGTTGATTTAAGACAAGAGATTGATAAAATGGGTGGTCCTGATGCTTTATTTGCATCATTACTTGACATTCATTTATTAAAAAATGATAGAATAAATACTGCAAAATATATAAACATTCTTGCTGACCCTGCAGGTTTTTATGAAAGTGTGAATAAAAACTTTGAGTGGATGAAAAGAATGTATGATAATAGAAAAGAATATTACAAAGATATTGTAAATCAAGAGATTGCAAATGTTGAGAGAAATGAAATCTTAAACACATTAGCATCTGATGGTATTTTTGTTGACTTAGAAGAATTTGCAAAATTTATAGAAGATCCTGAAAACTATTTACCAGAGTATTTTATTGATACTACTAAAGAAATGGTTATTAATAAGGATAGTGTTCTTTATGAAGATTATGCTAAAATATTTTTGACAGCGGCTGTTTTAGCTCAAAGAAAACCTGCAGGTAATCCTGCTACTGAAAAACAAAAACTTGATGATGAGTTAACTGATCTAGCAAAAGATAAAAATAATGAGTTAGTTTCTGCTTTAGCAGACTATGATCAAGCTTTTACTAATGAAGTAGGTATGTCTGTACAAGATGCTACCACACAAAATCAAGAGGCTTTAGAAAATAATACTGACTTAGAAGAACAACAAAAGACAGCTACTGAAAAAATTACAAAGCTTCAGGACTTACTTGAAGTAATTGCTAAAGATCCGGTAGACACTAATGCTATAGTAGAACTTGCTGAAGAATTATTAACTCAGGAAGAACTTCTATTAACAGAAGATGATATAGATGTTGATACTATAAATGCTATTGCCAGCCGTAAATTTAAAAGACCTAAAGCTGGCTCTAAAGAAACTATTATTGATGATGCAGTTTCTGTAATATATGTTTTAACTGAAAAATCTCCTTTATTAGTAGCTCAAAAAATTGATGAACAAAAAGAAATACTTAACAAACAACAAAAATCTGTAATTGATATTGAGAATACTAAAAGTTACAAAGTATATCAAGAAAGAGTATCTCAAATAAATGAAAGATATGATGCATTAGAAGCTCAGATACTTGACAAGTATAAAGAAAAAGGTGTAGATAAAAATACTGTAGATGCTTTTACTTCAGAAATGGGGTATGATAAGTTTCCACCAGACTTACAAGCACAACTTGATAAAGCATTTGATGATTACTTGATTAATGAAGAAATTGAGGCTGATCCAAAAAGTTTAATGGATACTAATTTTGATAAGTATCAAAACATGAGACGGAACTGGCTTGAAAATAAAAGTGGAGAAGGACAGGTAATAATTAATAAATACAATGAGCAAGTAAAAGCAGAAGGTGCTGCAAGAGCTGAGGCATTAACTAAACCTCCTGTATTGACTTCTAGAATTTTTAAAAACCTAAAAATTGATGCTAATATTCCTATTGGAACTTTAAATGCTATCATAGATAAACTTGAGTCTACTGTAAATACTAAAATTTTTAATAGTGGTACTAATGAAGTAAAACTATCAGAACAAGACATTAAAGAAATCACGGAGGATATTGAGAAACTTAAAACTTTCCTACAGTACAAACAAGGGAACTTACAACCTGTTACACTACAAGAAAAAGTATTCAAAAGCTTTAAACAAAATGTAGCAGCTAAACAAGATGAGTTAGTAGATGTATTTGATGAAGATGGTAATAAGATAGGTAGAAGATTTGCAGATGATCCTGATTCTAAACTTACTACAAGAGTTACTTCAATTTCTGATAAGATTGCTACTGAAATTACTGGAGAAACGGCCTATGTATACTCTGATGAATACATAGATCAATTAAGTAATGCTTTCTTTTCTGAGTATAATACTGCTCTTAAAAAAGGTGATACTGATGCATTCAATAAAGCTTGGTCTGTATTTACAAATTTGGCTAGAACAAATAACAAACAGTTTAACAATCCTGAGAAGCAAGCTAAAATTAGAGAGTCTTTAGAGTTAAATACAACTGAAGAAAACTTTAAAAAGTTACTAAAAGCTGAAGCACATTCAAACAATGCTAAAGCTGGAACAAGACTGGATGCTACTGTAAGAAGATTCTTCACGGTTGATTTTGATAAATCTACAGAGGATACAACTGCTTGGATGGACTTAAAATATAGTGACACTATAGATGTTGATGGTGTTGAAATGAAAATTTCAGACATCATGAGTGAGTCAGCTTTTGAAAATTTATTTGGTCTTAGAGGTATTGTTACTAGATTTAGATCTGATTTAGATGCTAAAGGCTTTTTCCCATTAACAAACAATGTAAAGCTATTTGATAAAACTTTATTGGAGAATGGTGTATCTGGTGAAACTGATATAGTCTTAATCAATACTAAAGGTGAAATTACTATTGTAGATATTAAAACTGCTACCTCATGGAATGGTTTTAATAATCCTAATAGTTGGAAAAATGTAGCATATAGAGCACAGCTTTCTATTTATAGAAACTTGTATCATAATATGACAGGTCAAATACCTAAGATTGCTTTATTTCCAATATTAGTAGCCCTTGGTAAAAATGGTTCTTCTTATATTGACGGTGTATCTGTAGGTGGAGAAAAAACTACAACTGCACCATTGGTTCCACTTGTTCCAAATAATGCTAAATTATTCAATACACTAGAGCTTGAATACCTACCTGAAGTAGAAACTCAAGGAGGTATTACTTTAACTAAACCTGAAGAACCTGCTCAAACTGAAACTACTACAGAAACAGAACCAGAAGCAGTAGAAAAACCATTTACACAACTAACTCCTTCTGACACAACTAAAGTATCACTTACAGACAATGTAGGTAAACAAGTAGTTTACAATGGTAAAGTGGGAACTTTAGTTTTACAAGATGATGGTTCTTATGCTGTAGAAATTGATTTAAGTGCTGAAGCAGAATTTAATAATGAACTATTATCCGGATTAAAAGCTGATTTGGCTTTTGAAAATGGGGAATTTGGTAATCCTGAAAGAGCTGCTGAAATCACAAAACAAATTGAGGCTATAGAAAAAAGTCAAACAGGAAAAGAAATATATCCTGTTACAGCTGACGGTAAAAATGTTACTGATAGTAATATTGAATTGACAAGTGCTGGTATATCTTTAATAACACCTATAGAAAATATAGGTCAAGTGTCTATGGTTAGCAATCAAATAATTGATGCTAGATTTGAAAATGAAGATGAATCTATTGCTATTGTAAATGGTATTAGATACAATGTTGAAAGAAATGCTTTAGGTGAAATAACTAAACTTACTTATTATAAGAATGAAAAAAGAAGAAATGAAATTGATGACTTTATTTTAGAGCTTAATAAAATTATTAAGTCTGAAAGAAGCATAATGAGATCTTCTAAATCTCCAAATAAAAGTTTAAATAAAATTGCAAAAGCTAAAGATAAAATAAAGGATCTTGAACTTGAAAGATCTAAATTATCTACAGAAGATGTGGTTATTGTATATGGTGATAATAATAATGATGTAATATTTGCATTAAACAGATTACCTAACAAATTCCAAAAAAATAAAACAAGCAAGACTGGAGCTGATACTCAAAAAGAGTTAAAACAAATAGCTGCTTTATCAGAGGCTTCTCCTAAAGTAGAAGAAGAAATAGCTCTAATAATGAGTCAGAACTTTCCAGAAGAATTAAATACTTTATTTGCAAAAGGTATTTCTGAATTTAAAGGAAAAAGTAAAGAACTTGCAAAAATTAAAAATTGGATAAATGATACAATACAAAAATTAAGAGACTATAAACTTGGTGATGATACATTAGGTAAAGAATCAGTAAATAGAAAAATAAATGTATTGTCAGAATTACTAAATAATTTAAATTTAATTAATTTAACTGCTACAAATAGAGTAGCTAAACAACAACCATATGAACAAGAACTCAACAAACTCTTTGGATCAGAAGCAGAAGTACAATCCGGGACTGGTATACCTAATGTTCAAATCCCTACCGGAGAACAAACAGAGGGTGTTTCTGGACAAACAAGCGGAGGACAAACGCAAGAAATCTCAATTGATGAACTCAAAAAAATAGTTACATCATCAGTAGAAGAACTTGAAGGTTTAGAGTCTGAAGCAACTGTAGTTGATAAGGCAGTAGAAGCTTTTGCAAAAATTAAAGATTTAGAATCTTTATATGCTAAAAAGCTTGAGTTAATTAAAAATATTAACAGCAATAAACTTAGTCAAGGTCAAATAAATACTGCTTATGACACTAGATTAGCAGAGTTAGAAAAAAATGTTGACATTGCATCATTAAAACCAAATGATATTTTGCAAGATGTTACTAACTTTACAAATCAAGATTCTCCTGTACAAGTAGCAAAAGTTAACAAAAATTCTGTTATATTAAAGTATGGAGATGTTACTCAAGAAGTAACTGAAGAAGAGCTTGTAAATAACTTTGTTAAACCTACTAATAATCCTACTATGGAAGAAGTTGAAAAACCTTCAGAAGAAACAGTTATTGCATCAGAGCAAACTAAAACTGATGCTTCTCAGAATCTTAGTGATAAAAATTTCCTAAATAAAAATGAGGAAGAAGCAGACAGCTCATCTGAAGATGATTTATTTAAAAACTTAGAAGATAATTCAAAAACTTGTTAACATGATTTGTTCACTTAATGAAACTCAGATTTCAGATTTATATAAGATAACTTACAAGAAACTTTCCGGTCTTAAACCATCGGAAAGTTTTGATCTTGAGGGGTTTATAAAAGACATTTACAACAGAATTGAAAAAGCTGCAGGTGAAGAAAAAGCATTGCAGTATGCTCAAATTATACCAACTATTGTTGATGTATGTAAAAGTAATAGAGATGATATCAATGATAAACTGGTAGACTCTGAATTTAATTTTACAAGTCTTTCTAAAACCAGACGTGACTTTAAAGATCTTGATAATGTAAAAAAATTTTTTACTAATGCTGTAAGAAAGAAATCTAAGAAAGAATTACAAGGTGAACTAGAGCATGAAAATTTTCAATTAGATAACATAGATGTTGTAGATCCAGAACCTTCTGAATTAGAAAAATTAAGAAAGGCAAAGATTGAGTTTCCTAATGTTACAACATTTCAATATGGTGCTAAGAATGATCCTTCTAAACCAGAAACACAAAAAGAAGAAGATGTTGTAACAGAAGATAAAAAAGTTTTTGAAAAGGTTATCAAAAAAATAATAAAAAGCTTTAATGAAAAAACTGCTGATCAAAACAATCCTATAATTGATGGCACAGAAGTTTTTTTAAAAATGATGCCTGCAGATCAGTTAGAAGATAAACATAAATTAGCAGATGATAAAACTGAACAAGCTAAATCTTTTAAAGGTGTTGTATCAGTTGTCACAGATGCTGAGGGTAATTACTTATACTTTGATGAAGCAGGTAACATAACAGATGAATCTAGAGGTACTGTTGTTTATCAATATATTAGAAGACCATATTTATTAGAAGATGATTTAAACCAAAAGAAACCTGCTTTTTTTACAATTACAAAAAGTAGATCTAGTCTAGGTGTTAGAATATTTAAAAACACATTAGTTGCTGCTGCTAAAGTTGCTGAAAGACTTGGTTTACCTTCTAATATTGTTTTACAACAACAAAAAGAAACAATGAATGGTGTTTATAATATGCGCAAGGATATTATAGATAATGGTAATTCATATGTTACACAAATTACTGGTGGTAGTTTTGGTATTGTAAGTTCAACAAGATCAAAAAGAATTAATAAAGACTTACAAGATACTGTAAAACTTACAAGAGAAAATATTATAGAAAGTAAGATTGTATCAAGTAAAGGTAAAAACACAGGATTTTTTCAATTTTTTACTAAGATTAATACTGAAATTTTTGGTGAACTTGAAATACCTATCAATATTCAGAGAGGTAACTTTGACCAAACACTTGCTAATAAAGTAGCTGATGTTATTACTACCAAAGCTACAAACATGGGAGACACACTTTCTGATTCAGAAAGGATTGCTTATTTTGAGTTGTTCTTAAACAATGATAAAAAGAAAAGCAAGAACAACATTTTCCTAAAGCAAACACCAGGTGGACCACTTACATTAACAATAAATAATGAAGTGATTCAAGATGAAGCAATTTTCACTACTGAAACAAGAGATAAAATTGCAGAACACCTACTTAAAGCTATTAAGTATGGTACTGAAAAAACTGGACCAGCTAATGTAACTATAAATAATACTGCTAAAACTAAACAAACATACACTGATTATGAAATTTCAGGTAATACAATAAAACCTTTTGAAGCAGATTATATTGACTTTCAATTAAAATATGTAAAACCTCAATTCACAGAAGAAATAGCTGGAGCAGTAGCAGGATTTAATCCTTATTTGGGTTATAGTATTCCTGATAAATTTACAGAAGATCCAATTAACTTTTTTGATGTTGCAACAGATTCTGAAACATTACCAGCTGTTAGAAAAAAACCTACAGTTGAGCAAAATGAAGTTGCTAAAGAAGCTGAAAAAGAAAAAGCTGAAGTTGTTCAGAAAAAAAGAAATAGTGAAAAGAAAGAAACAGTAGATGAAATACAACAAACATTTACTCATAATTGGCTTAATGATTTAAATGTTACTGTTAAAGGTGAACAAAAAACAATCATATCTAAAGATGAAGCTGATGGTTTTAACAGAAGTAAACAACTAGATAACTTTATAGATAAGTTATTTACTACTAAAGAAGATAAAGCAAATGCTGAAGCTTGGTGGGCTAATTCTCCATTAAGTAAACATATTAGTTTGAATAGAATATCTGAGATTGTAAACTCAGATGCTTTTGCAACATTTACTGGAACTGGTATTACTCTTTATGAAGCTGATGGAGGTACAGCTGTAGATTTGTATCATGAAGCATGGCACGGATTTTCACAATTATTCCTTACTGAAGAAGAAAAAATTAAACTTTATAATGATGTTAAGTCATATCCTAAATGGGCTAATAAATCTTTCTTTGATATTGAAGAAGACATAGCTGAAGACTTTAGAGATTATGCAAGAAGCAAAGGTAAAAAAGCTGCACCTAAAGGCTTCTTAGGTAATGTGTTTCAAAGAATTTATAAGTTTTTGGAAAACATGTTTGGTAAAGTAAGTAAGAAAGACCTTGCTACTAGACCAAGGGACATTGCATCTGTAAAAGAATTGTTTGATAACTTATATCAAGCATCTGAAAAACCTGAGTTGTTACAAAACATGCAACCATCTACAGATAACATGATGTTTACTCAATTGAATAGATCAAAAGCAATTGTTTCTGTAAAAGATGTTGTAGCTAAATATGAACCTTTTGATTCTGCTGAGTCATTAAAAGTTGTAAGCTATTTAGATAGTATGATTCCAGAAATTTTTAATGCTGTAAATGAACAAAAGAATACTTCTTCTTCACCAGTAAGAGTATTACAAACTAATGGAAATAGAAAACATTTATACAAAGTTTTAGAAAATAAAATAGCTGAAAGAATTGAAGCTTTAAAAACAGATTTTGCAAAAAAAGCTTCTGAAGGTTTAGAAATTAATACTCAAGATTTAAATCAATTACCATTCTTAGCTAAATTATTAGATAATTTTGGAGATATAACAAGCAGTGTTGAAGGTAAAGACCAAAAAGGTGCTATTGCTTTCCATATGCAAAACTCTAGATTTAAAATTTTAGCTAATACATTTGTTGAATTAGAAGAAGATCCAACTGACATAGAACAATCTAGAATTGTAAGACTTGATGGAGGTAATATTTTTTCTTCAAGAGAAGCAGCAAGTCAAGAGACTAAAACTATTTTGTCTAGTATCTATAAAATAGATAGAAACAAAACAAAAGTTGGTGTAGATGATAATGGAAAACCAACTCTTTCTGTACAATATGAAATAGATCCTGAAACAGGATTATATGTTTTATTGGATGAGAAAGAAATGTGGAGTAAGGTTGCTAAAGTATTAGCAGGTTCTTTTGATAAAACTGAAATGTACAAAAGACTTTCAGAAGGTGTGATGGATAACCCAGAGTTTTTACAGTTGTTATCTTATTTACCAAACCCTGAAGATGCTGACTACAAAGATAAAGCTGAGTTTGACATTGAAACTAAATTTTGGCAAGATCTTAAAAAACCTAGATTATCATATGTACAATTAAACTTGAACATTACAAAAAGTGCAACAGATGTTATATCAGAAGCAAGAGTACAAAGAACTGATTTTGATAGAAGTAAGGTTTTAAAAGATTGGGAGATAAACTTTCTTACTGTTGCTCAATCAGAGTTTATTGTTGAAAATGAAGCTGGTCAAAGAGTGCTTGATTTAGATAAGCTTGTTAAATATTATAAGAATAATTTAAAACCAAGTAATGTTCTTGAATTCCTAAATGCATTAGGTATTGTAATGGACACATCTAATCCTACTATTGCAAGTGTTGTAGAAGATCCAAACTTCATGAATAAATTTGCTATAGGGCAAATATATGATTCTTTAGAGCAAATCAGTAAAACATATGACAAAGAGAAATTTAAGTTTTTACGGAACCCTCTTTCTTATTTAAAATCTAGTTTACCTAAAACTTTAGATCCAGGAAGTAAATTTGACTCTTCATCAAGAATTAAAGAGCTTGCTAATATTCAAGTAAGATTTTCTGATAAGTATTCTAACTTTAGTGCTATAAGCCCTGAAGGAAACAGAGTGTGGGAACATTTTTTAGATAATACTTTTACAAGAATCATGACTTCTTTAAATCATGCAAAGTCTTGGCAAGAACTTACAAATCCTGATGCTGATCCTAATGGTTTATTTAGACACATGAGATACTTAGCATATGATAATAATACCTATACAAGACATTCTGTATTATTAAAATCATTGTTTAATAGCTTGTTGGATGTAAACAATCCTGGTGGTAAAAAAGATAACAGATTAGTTATTCAAAATGTAGCTGGTACACAGTTAATTGATAAAAAAAGTAACAAATCAACAGGTGTTTCTACAGCATCAATGGATGCTACAAGTAAATACTTACAAGAGATCCACACTATGTTGATGAATGGTGTAGAAGAGTTCATGAGACATGCTTCTAAACAAATGTCACAAGGTATTGTATTGCAAAAAGGTATCCGTACTTATGATGGTAAAAAGTCTACAAACTTATATGTGGATCTAGAAAAGTTTTTACCAACTAGTACTGATGGTGAGAGATATGCATTTAATATTTTAGCAGGTTACTTATCAGGAGAAGTAAATAGAATTTTCAAATTTAGTTCTGACTTAAAAAAATATGAACAGTTTACTGGTTATACAAGATCTGTTGAAAGAAAGACTGGTAAAGTTGTAATGGCTGGACAAGCTCTTGCTGCTTTTGAAGATGTACTATCTAAAGAAACACAAGAAAAGATTTATAAAATAGTAGACAGTGCTGTTAAAAACAAAGAAACTGACTTTGATTTTTCAGACATCTATGAAAATAATCCTACTCTTACAGTAGAGATAAAAAAAGATGTAGCTAAATATTTTGGTCATATAACTGATGAGTTAAAAAATAGACTTGATCAAACTAAATTTATTGATCCTACTTTAAGAGCAAGAGTTGATAACAAGGGTGTAGAACTTACTCCTGATGAGTCTGATAGAACATTGCTTAAAGCATATGCTTATAACTCTTGGATTCATAAGTTTGAGACTGCTATTCTTGGTTATGGAGATTTTGCACAGTATAACCACTCTAAAGAAGAGTTCCATAAAAGAAATGCTGGTTTTGGTTCTGGTGGATTAGGCTTTGCTTCTGATTTAAAAACAAGAAGTTTTGTAAATAAAATGACAAAACTATTTGATAAAAAAGCACCAAGAAAACCATATGACGGTACTTTAACTACAGCAATCATAAAAGAAAGAGAAATAGAAAAATCTGTATACTATGATGAGTACTATGATGCTCTTGTGAAAGAATATACTAAAAGATTTGGTGATAAAGCTAAAGCTGAGGAATTAGCTGAAACAGCATTAAAAGAATACAAAGGTATGAAGATTGGTGATGGTCAAGGTCATATCAGTTTTGAATCTTACAGAATGCTTAAAAATCTTGAAGGTAATTGGTTACCAGAACAAGAAGAGTTATATAAAAAGTTAGCTAACGGAGAAGATGTATCTACAGAAGATATAGTACATTATTTTCCTCCATATAAACTACAGTATTGTGGTCCTATGGAAACTACAGGTTTACCACTTACTTCTTTTCATAAATTTTCTCTTGCTCCAATTGTACCAGGTGTAGCTAAAAAGGGTACACCACTTTATAATTTACATCAAAAAATGATGCTGAATGATATAGACTATGTATTATTTGAATCAGGGTCTAAAGTAGGTCATTTAGGTAAAGGTGATGAGGTGTATGATAAGGATGGTAATATTCTGATGAATGCACCATTTACAAAAAATATAGTTTTTACTGACTTCTTAAAAAATCAAACAGAAGTTAACTCTGAATATAAAGGTAAATCTATCTTCTCAACTCAGATGAGAAAGTTAATTTTAGATAACTTATATGAAAATGGTGCTATTAATTCTCCAAATGAAGAAGATGTAGTTTCTCCTTTAGTAAAAAGATATCTTAATAATGTTTCTGATTATACTGAGTTAGTTAAATTAGAGTTACTAGAAGAAATTGGATTTGATGAAACTAGTACTGGTGAGTATGTTCCAAGAGATAAAGAAAGCATTGGTAAATTATTGTCTCTTGTAAGAAACAACTTAGATAGAGAAGAATCTTACAGTGATGAGATGCTTAACTTTATTGATGCCTTAGATAGTGGTCAGTTATTACATGACTTATCATTACATCCAGAAGCATTAAAAATTGAGAAACTTTTATTGTCTCTGATTAACAAAAGAGTTATCAAACAAAAAGTAAAAGGAGAACCACTTGTACAAGTATCTTCTGCTTTTTATGAAAATAACTTAACAGAATCTCCTAAATTCAGAAATGCAACAGAGGCTGATAAGAAAAAATGGGTTGGTAGCAATTTACTTCCTACATACCATAAGATGACAGATGGTAAAACTGCAGCAATGAAGGTTATGATTGCATTACAGGGGGACTATGCTAACTTGTTAAATCTTGATTATAATGGACAAACTATTGAGACTCTAGATAGATTAAACCAAGCTATCAAAGATGATGAATGGTTAGATGCAAATAATGGTGCTAACAGAAAAGCAATAACTCTTGTAGGGGTTAGGATTCCAGTTCAAGGTCTAAACTCTATGGAGTTTATGGAAGTTTATGAATTCTTACCAGCACAAGCAGGTAATATAATTATTCCTCCAGCAGAGATAGTTGCTAAGTCAGGGGGTGACTTTGATATTGATAAACTTACAATCTTCATGACTAACATAGATCAGGAAGGTAAGCTTAAATCAAGACTGTTTAACAACACTACAGAGTTAAAGTCTCAGTTAGCTACTATAAAAGGTGATAAAGAGCAATCAATTACTAAGGTATTTAAACAACAAAAAGCGGGAGTTGAGAATGACTTAATGAATGATATCAAAGAAATACTTGAACTTCCTCAAAATTTTGGATCCCTTGTTACACCAAATGGAACTTTCCTACTGAAGGATATAGCAGATGATTTAGCAACAGATGTAATGGAATACAATCCATTTAAGAATTACATGACTGCTGAAACTAGAGAGCCTAAGAAAAATAAAAAAATAATTAGTGCTACCAGAGTATTAGAACCTTTATATAACTTATATAAACATGAGTCTAATATTGTTGGTAAGAAAACATTAGGTCTTGGTGCAGTAGAAAATACAATGAATGTATTATTAAACTCAATTGGAGCTTTAATGCCTAAAACATATACTAACTATAAAGGTATTTCAAGAGATACTAGTTTAGGTTTGAGACACAATACAAGAGAATTTAATAATGAAAAAAGAATTTCTTTATCAAACTTATATGATGTTGACAACACTAATAAAATAGCGGATGTATTTTCACAAGCTATGAATGGTTGGGTAGATGTTGAAAAAGATGCATGGATTTTCTTTATCCAGGGTAACTATGAAGTAGCTCCAACATTATTATATCTTATTAAAGCAGGTGTACCTGTTAAAGAAGCTATTTACTTTGTGTCACAACCATTAGTGAGAGAATATGTAGATGAACAACGCTTGGCTAAATCAACATTTGGTGATGTATTAGGAAAAACTCCTGAAAACAAAGCCTTAGTTAAATATCAAGCTGCTTCTACAATTATTAATAAGTATTTTGATGCTAATGTTGTACCAGCAAAAGGTACATCTGAAGAAAGATTCAGGGCTGCTACTAATTTGTTTAACAAATTTATGGCTGATAGAAAAGATAAAGTTTTTACAGAAAAAGAAATGCGTGATTTAATTAGAGATTCTAAAAGAACACCTTCTGAAAAAATGTCTGACTTATCTTTAACTATGTTTATGCACTATTTAGATATTGAAGACCAGATTAAAGGTATCACACAGATTAAAATGAATGCTAATCCTGATACAAATATTAAATCTGTAATATCTGATATTGAAACTTCAGAAGGAAGATTAGAAAACTTAGAAAACAATCCTGAGTTACAGCCTATAATTTCTGCATTAATGAGTGATTCAGTTATCAGCTCATTCTTTAATAATAAACTAGCATTATCTTTAGCTGCACCATTATTTAAGTTAAGATATAACAGTGCAATCCGTAAATTTATTAAAGGAAAAGATGACGCGGGTGATTTATTACAAGCTGTTATATCAACATTTGGTGAAGCAGGTAGAGATAATTATCTAAACACATTTAGAAATGATTTAGTAACCTATATTTTTCAAAACACACTTGTTAAGACAGATATTAAAAAAGGTTACATGTCATATGATACAAAAGAATTACCAGCAAAACAAATGGTATCTGATAACTTTGGAGCTTTTGTAAAAACTAATACTGATGGTTCTAAAACTTTGTTTTACAATCTTGAAAATTTAGAAAAAGAATATCTATCTGAAAAGTGGAAAAACACATCTCAAAAACCTAATTACTATTCTAGCTTAGGTTTACATCCTCTTCCAGCAAATACTTTTACAATTGCAAAAGGTCAAAATAGTAAAGCATATGCAAGATTTGTAATGGAAAGAGAATATTTAAGATCAGTGTACCCTATTGCTGAAACAGGTTTAGACAAAGCAAACTATGAAGAATTTTTAGCAAACAGAGCATTGGATAATACTTTTAATGTTAACCATTTATTCTCTGATCCTAAAAATGCTTTTGCTATAAGACTGTATGATATAATCTTAACTAATCCTAAGCTTGTAAATAAATTTGATATTTTGTCTAAACTACAACTTGACAACAACACAGAAAACACTATGTTTAATCTTGAGTTAGTTGACCGTGACATTGATAATATCAAAGCAAATATCTATACTAAAAACTTATCTGACTTAGCTAATCCAGTTTTGTTAAAATCATTAGCAACTGAATTAAGTTTAAGTGATCAAGAAATAGAAAATATAACAGACATATTCTCAAGACTTCCTTTATTTGCATACTTGCAATCAGGTATTAATAAGACTAAAGCTAACTTGGTTCCTTATGTAAGTACAAAACCTTTCTTGGATATTATGGATGATGCTGTAAAAGATTTCACAGGACTATTAGCAGACTCTGGTAAAGCTGAAAGAGTATTACAAGATTTCTATGATAAATTTAATACTCAAAACAGTTATGATAACAAAGACAAAAATAGATTCAAAAACTATTTTACAGATATTAACTTTGACAAAATAGAATCTAAAGCAGTTACTCCTAAAGTACAAACTCCAACTGAAGGTAAAAAGAAAGAACTTTTTACATTTGAAAAAGGAATGGAAAAAAAATCATTTAGAGGTAAACCATTAAGCTTTGTAGATAAAATCCCTACTGCTAAAGATACTGTTGTTGCAATGCGTAATAATAGAACTACAGGCTTGATTACTATTGATGCAAAAGCAATGGCTCAAAAATTTATTGATAAAGCTTGGACTAAACCTGCTAAACAATTAGATGATAGTTATGCAAAACCTTTATCAGAAAATGAATTTAAATCTGCTAATGAATTTTTTACATTTGCATTAATACATGAAGTTAAACATGATACTATTTTTAAACAAGAAGGTGAAAATACTGGTGCTTATGAAGATAGAATTAATCAAGCTGCTCTTGAAGATTTAAGAAAAAACTATAATACTCAACCACAAGCTGAGGCTGAAGTAGAAACTCAATACTTGATAACTACTAATGAATCTAATGTATTTATATTTGATGATAGTAAAACTAAAACTGCAGATTACTACAGACAATTAACTAGTGCTAATTCTACAGTAGGTTTTGTATATAATGCAAGTAAACAAGAAATAGAAAAAAATCTTACACTACCAGAGCAGTCACTTTTAAGATTTGTTTCACCTGATACAGCACTACCATTTATCACAAGTTTGGACACTAATTCTGATAACTTTAGTACTTTAGCATCTGAAAATTATCAAAGTATAAAAAACTATTTTGATAGAAAAATTCAAGAGCTTAAAAATGCTAAGGACTCAGGATTCAAAATTGCACTTCCTATAGAAGGAATAGGTAATGTTAACAAAATGCCTGAAGAATTATTTGTATATTTAAGTAAGAGGTTATTTGAAGAATTAGGTTATTTAAATCCTGGTTCTACAATGTATCAAGACATTAAAGAAATATTAAGTAATAAACAAGGTATATCAGATGATGAAATTCTAGCATCATTAGGTTTTGAATCTGATCCTTTTAACTGTGTATAAAAATGGTTTGTGAAGTTAAATTAAAGTCAATCAAGTTTTTAGAAGATGAAAAAGCTACTAATGATGTAAGAAAGATAATTGATATAGCAAAGTTTGATAAGCTCAACAGGAGTCTTACCAAACTTGCTGTTGATAAGTATGGTCTTGAGACTAATGGTGAAAATCTTTTTGAGAATAGAGAAATTAAAATCAAAGATGTAAGAACCTCTACATACAGAAGAGATACTTTTGTTACTATAAATAGAGCAGAGCCAAATGATCCTTTATTTGAGAAACTTCAAGAACTAAAAGAAAGGTATGATCAAAGAAATGAAATAGCTAAAAATGCTATTTTGCCAGAAACTACTACACAAACACAACCAAAATTCATTAGAGAAAAACAGGCTAATCCAGATTTTCCAGTTATTCCAATGGATTTAAATACTATTAATCAGCAACAATCAAAAGTAGTTGCTGAAGCTATAGCATCTAAATTAGCTGCTAAGATAGGAGTAAACTATCATACTGTTACTCCTGAACAAGCTACACAAATGCTTAAAAACAATCCTGTACCATATAGAGGTGAGCCAGCTTTCTTTTATAATGGTGCAGTATTTATTGTTGGGGATAATGTTAAACCAGGAATTCTCCTACATGAGTTTTCTCATCCATTACTTCAAGGTTTAAGAAAGACTAATGCAAAGTTGTTTAATAGCTTATTTGAACAATTAGCAAAGACAGAGGAAGGTTTAGGTATAATTGATTATGTGTCTAGAGCATATCCAGAACTAGATGTTACTTCTGATTTATTCAAAGAAGAAGCATTAGCTTTTGCTTTACAATTAAAATCTTTAAATAAACTTGAGAAACAAATTGAGACAGAAGGTTTCCAGTCCTTTATAAGTAAGTTATTAGCTTCATTAAAACAGTTTTTACGTGATATATTTGGAAATGGTGTAAACTTGAAAAACCTAAATGAATCCACATCTCTTGATGAGTTATCAGAAATGCTACTTGATGATACTATGTTTGATTTTAGTGAAGTAAAGTTAACAGAGGATGATCTTGTCATGTATGTTAGAGACATTTTTGATGAAGCAGACAAACTTTCACAAAGTGTTAATGCTTCTACACTACAAAACATAGTTAATGAGGTTTATGCTAGTCATGTTGGTATTGTTAATCAGATTAAAGACTTTAAGGCTGATAAGGTAACCAAAGAAATGTTACAAAGAACTTTGGATAAACAGGGAACAACAGAGTTTTTACCTGCTGTAAGAAAGATTCTTTCTGGATACCAAAACATAAACAATCTACAAGACTTGGTTAATGAAGACTTAGAAGACTTAGACAGAAGTAAACAAATGGCCGGGGCTTTAATCAATAGTATTGATAGAATTAACTCATCCAGTGAGAATATTATCAAAGAACTAAATAACATCTCCAAACAACCTAATTTAATCAATAATAGAAACACTATAGCTTTATTAGGTATATATAAAAATACATCTCAAGCTTGGTTAAATATTGTTGATGAAATCAATACAGCTTTAGATGAGTTAGACATTGACAAAAATAGTGAGTTCTATACATTAGTTACAGGTATTGTTAATAATGCAACAGTTATAAACTCTAAGATTGCAGACATTTATAAAAGAGGTAATGTACAATTCTTTGTAGAAATTACAGGTTACATGAATGAGTTTGTAAACAAAGAATTAAAAGGTAACCTTGGTATTGCATTAAAAAAAGCTTATCCTGAAGACCAGTTAGAAGCTGCGGTAGATGATTTGTATAATAAGATTGTTCAACAAAGATTGAGTAATGAGGACTTACAAAAAATGTATAGTAAAGGTGTACCAGCAAATATTCTTCAAGAATTTATTGACAAGTACAATAAATATATAGTTAGTAAAGACGATATAAAAGATGCACTTACAGGACATGCAAAAGATGTAAGTTGGTTCAACAGATGGTTGGAATCTTATTCATCCAGTAATGATATTATAGTAGGACCATTAGCAATGTTTATTCAAAATCAAAGAACTGAGGTAGAGACTAAAGTTTGGAGAGCTTCTCAAGATTTTAGAAGTAAACTTGCTGATTTATTACCTAAAGTAAATTTTAATAAACTTAATCAGAATCAGATTTTAAATATGGTTTCTGGTAAAGACAAAATATTTTACTTTAACAAAAAAACTAAAGCTTATGAGGCCAAAGAAGTTTACACATTTTTAAATGAGTTTGGAAATGGTTGGAGATTTGAGCTTGATAGACTAGAGTATGAGTATGAAGAAGCTAAAAAAACTGGTGATAAAGAAGCAATTGCTAAAGCTCTTGATGAATTAAGACAGTTTAATAAAGATTATATGTGGCAAGAATACACATTAGATTTTTATGAAAAAGATGATGTATTTAAAAATTCTGAAATAGGGTCTTTAGCATATGCTGCAAGAAGATCCGCTCTTGATAATTACTTGAACTTGCAAAACAGTTTGCAAAAAGAGTATGAAAGATTTGAAAAATACAGTGAATTACAGGAAGCCTTTAGAAGTTACCAAAGATTATATTCTTTACAAAATGAAGATGGAACTGAGAAAGTTGATGATCCTGCAAAAGGTATTTATGATAAATCTATTGCTGAATTATTAATCAAACACAGACAAGAAACTAGTAAGTTCTATGAATGGGTTCCAATTACTAATTCATTAGATACTGCTTATAATGAGTTTATCACAGAGCTTCAATCAAAAAATATTAAAAAAGGTACTAAAGAATATGACACTAAATTAAGAGAGTGGCAAAAACAAAACATTAGAGTTGTTTATTCTGAGAAATACTATGAGACAAGAACTAATTTATTTGAAAGACTTAAAGCAGTTCAAGATCAAATAAATTCACAATTAGGTACAACATACAATGTTTCTGATGAGTATAAAAAAATACTTGACATGTTGTATATGTACAAAGATGATTTTGGTCAGCCTGATGCTACTCAATTAGGAGAAGATAAGCTTAGAAAAATCAAAGATATTCAACAAAATATTATTGATTTAAGACAAAAGTTTGATAAATACACAGGTTTAACAAGAGAAGATTCTCAAACTCTTTCTGAATTAATTTTAAAATCTAGAGATGAGGAGTTAACTACAGAAGAAGCGGAAGAATTGGATAGGTTAATTTCTTCTAAGAAAAATGTAGATATTAATCTGATTGAAACTATGTCAGAGATATTAGAAGAATTATCAAGTATTTCTAGCAAGTATCCTACTGATTACTACATGGAAGCATTAGAAACACATATGAGTAAGTATGAAAACATACCAGCTTTTTCAGATGTAACTGTAGATGATTTTATTAATAAAGAGTTGTTTCAACAATTAATTGATCCAACAAGTAGCTTGTATGATGAAGAGTTAGCTAAATGGTTTGAATTAAACCATGTTGAAGTTATGGTTTTTGAGAATAAGGCATTGGTGAAAAAATACCAGAGAACCGCTGCTAATTCCTACAGCAAACCAACAAACCCTGAGCATTTCATTACTACTAAAATAAAAGACAATCAAACTGATGAAGTAATCTCTATTATAGGTGTACCTAATATAAGACATTCAAGAAGAGTTGTTAAAAATGAGTACAGAACAATACCAAGAGGAACAAACAAGAAAGATTACATTGGTAAGTATATAGATAATAAAGGACACTTTTTACCTAGAAGCTTTCAACCAGGTAGTAAGAACAGTGCTCTTAATGATAGATTTATTGATAAGAGATACCAAGCTTTAAAAGCTGACCCTAATTCAGCTGAGTTTCAGTTGATAGAAGCAATGAAAAAGTTCCATTTGAGCAATCAGGAAGGTGCTTCTAATTATGGTAAATTATACTTAGATGTTCCAAGATATGGTATTGGAACTAGTGATAAATACCAATTGCTTGCTAAAGGTGAATATGGTGAAAGATTTAAAGATATTAGAGGTAATGTCAATGAATGGTTAAAACAAAAATTTGGTAAGTCTGTACAAGATAACTTGAATGGATATAACTATGATCCTGAAAATAACCTTGTAAATACAGACCTTAAAGGAAATGAGATTTCTTATATTCCTGTGACAGGTATTTATAATCTTGATGCAGAAAAAATAGATGCTGATGTATTTAACTCTTTGTTTAAATACACTATGTCTATTCAAACTCAAAGTGCTTTATTAAAATCATTACCATTAGTAGAATCTATTTTAGATACTCTAGATGATCCAGCAAATCAACCAAAAAATTTAGATGCATTTTCTAAAGGTATTTTTGCTTTAAGAAAACAACAACAACATCCTACAAGAAAAGAAGCTACTAATAACAGATCTGCTCAAGTAAGATCACTTGTTGAAAGAGAATACTATGGTAGACAAGTAACAGGTATAGAAGAAAATCATCCTGTTTTAAGTAAGTGGTTGAGTAATATAACCAGTATGTCTAGTAGAGCAGCTTTAGCTTTAAATATACCTTCAGATTTAAAAAACCAGTTATCAGGTTATGTTCAAACTATTATTGAAGCTTCTGGAAACAGATATATTTCTGGTAGAGATTTGGCATTATCTGCATCATGGTCAACTAAAGCTATGTTAGAGTGGACTACTAAAGGTATTTATGAAATAGGTCCTGGAGCAGTTTCTACTCAATTGATTCAAGTGTTTGATCCAACATTTAAAGCTAATGATGAAAATGGTAGACCTGTGTACAGATCTTTATACAAAGACTTGGTAAATGGAGAATGGATGTATATGCACAGAAAGTTTGGTGAGATGGATGTAGCAATGAGATTGTTTGGTGCATTTTTACATGCTGAAAAAATTGAACAAACTTTTTCTGATGGTAAAAAAACTTTAATTAGATATAATGATGCTTGGGAAAAAGATGCTGATGGTATACTTAAACTTAAAGAAGGTATTCATCCAGGCTGGAGTTATGAAGCAGTTTATCATACATATACAAAAGGTGAATCTTTAGAAAGTATTGCTAAACAGTATGGTGTATCTGTTGAAGAGCTTAAAGCAAAAAATAGAATTAAGGATGTAATTCAGCTTGAAGATGGTCAAGAAATTATTATTGCTAAATCAGAATATTTCAAACAATTCAAGAATAAACTACAAGGTACATCAAGAGCACTGTTTGGGGTTTATGATGAATTTGGTCAACCAGAAGGTAATAAATTAATTTTATACCGTATGTTCTTTTTCATGAGAAAATGGTTCACACCAATGTTTGTGAATAGATTTGGAATGGATCTTTCTAAAGAAAATTTTGGAGGTTCAAGATATGATTGGGCATTAGGTAGAACTACAAAAGGTTACTATGTTGAAGCATTTCAAGCTCTTTATAAAATTATAAAATCTAAAGGTGCTGATTATCAGTTTATGACTGATGACCAAAAAGGTTCCTTAAAGAAAGTATCTTCTGAAGGTTTGGTAATGATTACTTCAGCTTTACTTGCTTCAATGTTATTTGGTTTTGATGATGATGATCCAGAAAAATGGAAAAAAATAAAAGCTAAATCAGGTGCTTTGTTTACAGATGAATTTAACACTTATGGTTTCTTATCCAATCATGCTTTATTATTGTTGTTAGGTGTACAAGCTGAGACAGGTGCTTTTATTCCACTTCCTTCAGTAGGAGGTATGAATCTTGGTGCTGATGATTATGCTAAATTACTAACTTCAACAACAACAGCTTTTGGAAATACCTTGTTAACTTACATTGAAATCTTAGGTGATGTATTAAACTTGATTACATTTAATGATGAAGCTGTAAGATATAAGAAAGATGTTGGTCCTTATTGGTGGCAACAAAAAGGTGAGTTAAAAACTTACAAAAGAATATTCAATATGTTTGGTTTAACTGGTGGTATTGGAGATCCTGAAACACCATTGAAAAACTTAGAAAAAGGTGCATCAAGAATTAGGTAATAATTAAAAACAAATACAATGGCTGTAAAAACTACAACAACAAAAGTATCTAGACCCGGAGTTCACTCTAAGACTAAAACTTCAAAAAGTAAAAAGTCCAAGAACTACAAAAAAATGTACAAAGGACAGGGGAGATAGAAAAAAAAGGGAGAGCCCGAAAGCTCTCCCTAATTTATTTATTCATCCTTATCTTCACAACAGTCACATTCTTCTGACTCTTGAATACCAAATTCTGTATCAAACCATTCTCTGGCATCTTGCAAAGTCTGTCTGTCATAACAACCACAATACATACTATTAGCTCCTGCTAAATATGCTTTGACCATTGCTTTTTTAAAAACATTAGGATGCATAATTATTAATTTAAATCATCATTTAAACTATTTAATGATCTTCTTACTGTTCTAGAAGAGTTAAATACATTTTTCCTATTTTCCCTAAATTTTAATCTTGGGTAATCACTCATTGGACTCAGATTGCAAATCATAACCCATCTGTTTCTGTTTTTGTTATTTCTGTTCATATTCTTCTACAAATTGTTTTAAGTTTGGTTTGAAATAATTTGGACCTTTTAAGATTTTACCATCTTCTCTCATGATAGCTTTACCGTCATCACCAACTTTACTCATGTTGCTTCTGTGGATTTCATCAAATACTTTTTCTATTACATCTTGCATACCATGTTTAAGTATAGTACCACATAGAATATAAAGTTTATCACCTAAGGCATCTGCTATTTCTGTAAGATCTTGGTTCTCACAGCCCATGAAATATTCTTTGTTCTCTTCATCCATTAAGTTGTATCTTAATGTGTATTCTTCTTCTGTAAGAAGTCTTGGTTGTTTACCATTTTCCTGGTTAAAAGTTTCATGGAACTCTCTTACTTTATTTAATTGCTTTAACATAATTTAATTTATATTTATTTTTCATTTTTCCTTTATTGTTTATATTTCTATAAAAAGCACTTGTAGAAATATTTAAACTTTCTAGACATTCACTTACACTGTTATATATAACACCACTTAATTCATCAATAATTTTTTTATTTTTTACTCCTGTAGATAACCATTTTTGATAACCTTTTTTTATAGAAGCTTCATGTTCTTTTGAAAAAACTATTTTTTTATTTTTTTTAGCTAATGACATTTTTTCTTTACTTTCTTTAGTATGTACTTTACCAGTAGCTGAAATTTTTATTTTTTCTATTGTAGCTTTAGATTTAACATGACCTTTCATTCTTAATGAACAATTTTTTTTAAAATTTTCAGAGTGCTTATAACCTTTAAGTTTTTGAGATATTTTGTTTTTTGTTTCTTCGGAATGTCTATAATTACCATTTGGATCTGTAGGTTTAATATTATAACCAAAATTAGGATTATGTGTGTTTAATAAATTACACCAATAATTTTCTTCAGAAAATAAATATTCTTCAGAGCATAGTATTAAAACAGAAAATGTAAAGTTTTGATAACCATATTTATTATAAGCTGCTTGTAAGTGCTTATTATCATGTTTATTATTCTTTAAATGAAATTTATGTTGTGAAAATCTTCTTAAAATATTCAAACTTTGACCAACTAAAATTTTATTATTTTTTAAACATTTAATTATATAAATACCAGATTGCATGTTGTAAATATACTAAATATTTTTTAACTCTCTTACTGCTTCAATTTGTTTTTTCATAATAATTCTGAATCTATAACTTCTAATACATTTTTAAATGGGTTTCCCGGAATCTCTCCTATAGCAGTAAGCATAGCATTAACAACTTCTCTAGTCTCAACTTGTGCATCTGGTTTAAGTCTTAAAGAACACATATGCATAAAAGCAAGTAAACTACCCGTCCAAATAAAACTTGTGTTTAAGTTTAATGGTAAGATAGTTCTAGCTTGTTCTTTAGATACACCTAAGTCTAATAGTAGTGAGTAAGCTTGTTTACAAGTATCAATCACTTTAGCTTCAATCTTTTTACAAGCTATTTGGTTATCTACTTTTCCTTCACTACCTTGTTTACTGTTTTTGCTTTGTTTTCTCCACTCAGATATAGTATCATAACTATCTGAAAAATCAACATATCTACCAGAAATACTATTAATAGATATTCCAACCTGGTGCTTAAACAGCTGACGCTCAACATATATAGGACACTCAATTCTAAATTGAAATTGAGGATGCCTAAAAGGACTTGAATGCTTATGATTCCACAAGTACCTAATAAGTTTAGTATTTTGCTCATCTGTATAGTTATCCGCTTTTTTATCATAGCTCACGCGGGCTACATTTACAATCATGTGATCATTTCCAAAGTGATCAATTAACTCTACCTTCATCTTCTTTATTAATATACATTATTTTTTTACCTAGGTTATTTAATGCATCAATCACTTCATGAACATAACCACCTTCAATTCCATCAGGATCTAACATTGTATTGTTTTTCTTCAATGATTCTTCTAAGAAATCTTCACATATCTCTTTTAACCCAGACAACATAGCATCTGTGTATTCCATTTCTTTTAAATCATCTACAATAGAATGTATTTTTGCATACAGTAAAATAAATGCTGTTCTCTCATTACTTTTAAAAGAAATTTTAGCACTAAACTCTGTAAACATTTTTTGTAATTCCATTTGTGATTCTTCATTATTTTCAACAAAAGGAACTAAGAAACAAGAACTAAATTTATCAATATATTCTCCAAGGCTGAAGAATATTTTTTTATGGTCATGTTTGATATATCTAGTTTTTTTTGCCTTTATGTAATCTTCAAGTGTGTCAAAATCATATAGTAAATCAGAACATTTTATAACAATTCTTACTATTCTAATAGTATCAGCATGCTTAATTTCCGCCATAGCTTTTTTAATTAACTTCCACAATTTAAACAGCCATCATCAGTATCTTCTTCTGGGTGTTCTTCAATGCGTGGATTAAGTTGTTTTTTTAATTCATAAATTTTTTGTTGAATTTCTCCATCCTGGAAAAGGTCACCTGTTAATTGAGTTCTTAAAATCTCAATGTCTCTTTCAATTTCTGCTTCTGTTCTTGGCATAGCTATTTATTTTAGGTTATTATTTAGCAAATCTTCTGGTAATCCAAACTTTTCTTCTCATTTTTTTATCTTGTTTGTACATTTTTTTCTGTCTGTAATGATAGACATCTGTAGTAGCACAAGCAGATAAAATGAAAATTAAAAATATAAAAGTTCTCATTTTGCAAAGATAAAAAAAGAGGTAGTTTCCTACCTCTCAAAAAAAATAAAAAATTAACAATTAAATCAGAACAAATCAACAGTGAAATCAGAATCTTCTTCATCATCTGAAGAGCTAAAGTCTAATGAAAAATCTGGTTCTTCTTCTTTAGCTTTTTCTTCATTTGGTATTCTTATTAAAATATCATCAAGTGATAATTTTTCAGGCTCAGTTACTTCTACATTTTGCAATTGGTCTATCTTATCCTGGATTTTATCTAAGACAGCAGGCATTTCATCTAAAGTATATGTTCCAACTAAATCAGATGCATCTCTGTATAAACAACAACTTCATCAATATTATCTTCAGCAGCAAACTCATCTTCAGCTTCAGGTTCTTCTACAGGAGGAGGACACACAGCCATTTCTTCTTCCTCAATAACATCAAAGATGGTTATTTGATTAGGATTCGGAATGTCTTCTGATGCTTCTGGACCCTTTTCTGGCCCTTGTTCTACTGCTTCTACTACTACTTCATCTTCTACAGGTGTAACAGGAGCTATTGCAGCTGTGGTAGTATGTTTAGGAAACTTGTAAATGCTATCAATAAAATAGTGTAACACTCTTTGATCTTCCATCCAAGTTCTAGGATGTGATTGTTGTAAAGCAATAGTGACACTGTTATAGAAAGTCCACAAACTATCAGGATTACTGAAGGATTTCATAGGTCTCTCAATATAGTTCCTTACAATACTAGCTTGTTCTGTAGTTAGGATACCATACTCAGCAAATAAAATTCCCAAGATTTGAGCCTTCTTTCTTTTGTCCAGAGTTTTATCAATCATCTCATTCTTATCGGACACCATTTGATTGTAATACTGGTGAGCATTTTGAATCTGCTCATCAATATTTTGTTTTGTCTCAACATCTGCAGTACCCATGTGTTTTCTAATCCACACTCCCATTTCTCCGGATACCATCACAGTACTTGTAGGTTCAATATAGGCACCAACAAGACACTTAAACTTGATTTGCTTATTGTAACTATTTGTCCAAGCAAACATCATGGACAAT